AGACTTCTAAATGTCTCACTATCTGCAAACTTACGCATTAAAGCGTCGAACTGTTCTCTAACTTTGGAGAACTGTACCGCAAGTGACTGCTGGGCTGTTTGAGCGTCTTTAGCTGTAGATCCAGCAGAGTTATTTGCAATAGCTAACGCCTGTTGTGCGACACTGTACTGCTTGAGAAGAGGAATCACTTTACCAATTTGACGGAAACCACCAAGCTGTTCCACGATCTCATTAAATCTAACATCTTTCGGATCTAACCCCGCCAAACCAACAGAAAGTGCTTCGATAGCTTTCATTGGCCCAACAAACTTGCCCTCGGCATCGGTCAAGGCTATACCAAGCTCTTTAAGAGCGTCGATAGTTTCTGCTCTTTGTAATCTGGTAAAGATGGTTCTAAAACCAGTAGCAATAGTCTCAGCAGATTCACGAGTTGTCTGTCTAACAGATGTGAACAACGCTATCAGTTCTTTAAGATTACCACCAGCAGCTTGGAACACACCACCAGTACGTCTAATCGTAGCAATTAAGTCAGCAGACTCAACCGCAAAGTTCTTAGAAACAGCATTGATGGCATCTAAGCTTTGCTCCAAGAATTTAATGTCTTGACCAGTCTTGGCGGCTTCTCGACCAAACTGATTAAGAATAGCAATAGCACCCTCTGTCGTGTCGATGATATTATCAAAACTAGGTGCTAAAGTAGTATTAGCCAGAACCTCAAGTGCCTGTTTGGTTTTAACAGCAGATAAACCGGCCTGAGAAAGAACTCTGGCTGTTTCTAAAAGGCTTTGGTTAGCAACGCCTAGATTTGTAGATAGTTTAGTTACTTCTTTTGATAAGCCACCTAGCTGACCAACAGAAGTTCCAGTAACCTGAGATATCTTAACAAGCTCTCTTTCAAACTGGATTGCGGCACCAATAGAATTTTTAATCGCTCTAGCTAGAGAAATGAAAGTACCCGTAGCTATAGTTATAACACTAAATCTACGGGCAGCTTCACTGAGGTTTCTGTTTAGGGTACTTATAGATCTGGAGGAGTTTTGGGCGGCTTTATTTACACCACTAAGCTGCTTATTGGCAGCAGCGATAGCACGATTATTAGCCTGAATATTCAGATTAACATTTACGTTTTTTAGGCTTTTTTGTATCTGAGATACTACCTGTTGTGTATTTGTAGGTGCCTGAAGCTGTAACTGTGCCGTTAAATTAAAACCTGCCATTGTCTACCTTCTTTTGATCTAAAGAATAGGGAAACCCACCCCAAGGAATTTCCCCATCTTTATACACAATTAAGTGGTTTCTGAGTCAGTTTCTGTCTTAGTACTTTTTCTCCTTCTTTTAGGCTTTGAGGCAGTTTTTTCCTCAGCCGCAGCTTTATCTTCAGAAACTAAGTCTTTTTCATCTTCGGCATCTTCTTTCTTTGCCACTATTACAGGCTTTCCACTATCGTCCAAGAAAGGCTTTCTTTCGGCCATAGACTTCTTGACCCAAGTAACAGAGCCGTCTTCATCCTCTATTTTGATAACCTCTTCACCATCCCTATTCACATAGTAACGATCTTCAACATCCTGATTTTTGTAGCCTTCATCCGTGTGATAAGCAACAAATCTATGGTCTTCATCAATCAGCTTTCCTTCGGTGTCAACCAGATGCCCATCATCATTGACAAGACGAAGATCATCATTTACAAACTCAAATTCTTTGAGAAACTTATTCTCTTCAAGCTTGTTGTCGTAATTAGGATCTAAACCATAAATCATACCAGCCAACTCACCAGCAGCCTCTACAACCCAAGGTTGATCTGCTGATTTATCGTAATCTTCCTGCGTGGGAAAATAGGGTTTATTGGTATTTGGATTAAGCATACAAAGTCTAACAAGCTCGCTAAATCTGGCGTTATCAGCCTGACCTTCAGCGGAATTCTGATCTAACGCATTTCTTTCAGCAAGAAAATCTCTAAACCGAACACGTAAACCCCTAAGCTCCAGTGCTATTTCTTTCGCTTCACTTAATTTAATACCGCCAATTTTTAGCATTTCCTCTTTAGCATTAATTTTTTCCACAAATTCGTCATTCTTTTTTTGCTTTTCTTCGCTCCATATTCCCTGCTCTGTCATATAATCAGAAAGTTTCTGCCTGAGAAGAGCACCAGAATCTAGGGCCGATCTAAATGCTTTGTTATACTCTACTTGAGAGTCTCTATATTCTGATGGTCCGGGAGTTTTGAGCTTAACCTTAACTTCTTTTCCATCTGTGTTTTTACTTTCGATAATTCTATCCGTCATTTTTTTCTTCTCCTTTTAAAGAATTGTCGGTACTTTTAACCGGAATGCTGTAATTATGTCTTTTAGATGTTATTTCGTACTGAGCGAACTCAGCTTCTAAGTTCCTAATTTGCGTGTTGCCTCTATCTAGTATTTTTGCACGCACTTCATCATAAATATCTTTAAGGTGCTGTTGCTCCTGAGATAACTCCTCGCCACTTTCGTTAAAGCCCCACAAGAAACCGAACCCCTCTTCTAATGTAGATAAAGCACCTATCATAGTGGTTTGAATTTTCTTTTTTGCAGCCCTAAACAAAGTATCCTTAGATACTTCCTTACTTCTTTCTTCCCTAACCCGTTTTAAGCTTAGAGACTTTTGAAGAAAAGCGTTATAGTTTTCGTCTTCTGTCATTTTTCCTAATTCCTCCTTTTTGTTGCTGCTATATTAGATTGGGCAGCGTTAATCATTCTGTCCTGATGGACATCCTTTAGATCTTTAAAGTGCATATCCCCCTCGTGGTTCGCTATCTGTTGATTACGTTGTCGTATGATATTTTGTCCATGCACATCATTAAGTGACATAATATCCTTCGCTTGTTGTTGATTGTTAGCCATTAAAAATACTTCTTGTGAATTAGCTATCTTGGGATTTTGCAAAAGATCCTCAACTTCTTTTTCTTTCTTTTCTTTTTCTCGTTTTCGTTTCTCTAATATAAACCAACCGTCTAAACAATCGTCATCTTCTATTATTTCGTCTTTAGGTTGATCTGGGTTTTCAGATAGGTTTTCGTACATTATTGTCCAAGAAGATAATCCTAGCTGTAGGTCATTAAAATCACAAGAATTACCTTTAAAAGCATTTCCTCTTTTTCTTGATGTTGCCCACATAGATCTCCAAGGTTCTGATCTGGCTATTTTTCTTAGAACGTCTACAGGTATCTGATTTTCAGCATATAGGTCCAATACCCTACTCACAGAGATCTGTTTAAAATCATAAGGTTCATTATCTTTGTTTTTTGTACACCGTTCAAATAACCACACCCTTCTCGTAAAAGCGGCTATACTATCGCAAGTCAAATGATCGAGTTGTTTCTTTTTAGCTCTTAGTCCGTATATATCTGACTCTATGCGTCTAATCTTTCTTTTTATTGTTGACAGTTTTCTTTTATCAAAAAAGTTTCTATACGCCTCTACTTTGGCGTCCTCAAGTTGATTATCTTCTAGATCTTTTAGCCTTTGCTCATCAATAGGATTCCAGAAATCAAAATCTATTAAAAGCTCATCGACTTCTCTTTGCACATAACATCCGTTGAAGTAGGCAATTTTTAGTGCCTCATCATAAACATCAAATGATTCTTCTTTTAAGTCGTTAGAAGGTTCGTAAATATATAAAACAAGATCGCCCAGCTTAATGCGAAGACGACCTTGTATTATTCTATTCAGAACTTTTTCATAATAAATATCGTCCAAATCCTAGTTCCCGAAAAAGTTATCTATTAACCACCACCATCAATAACGGTCAGACCGTTAAAGTTACTATATGAATAAGTGACAGTTGCGTTTCCACCACCAGTGTCTCCACCAGAGTAAGAAACAGAAGAAAGCTTGTTCTTAGCCTTAAGGTCAAGCTGAGTACCGGCAGTATCCTTGATTAGGATAGTTTCGTTTGATAGGTTAGTACCAACACCAGAAACAGTTTGCAGGTCACCAGACGTAGCCATCACTTCAAACTCGCAAGTAACTTCGATTGGGAAGGTAGCATAACGAGCATAAGGTGAGAATCGACCCAGTTCTGTAATGTTTTCCTGACCAAAGTCAGCACTAACGCTGATACTTTGAACATGGTAACCACCACCAAGACCAGTAGCGTCATCTCCAAGTTGAGACTTAACGATACTTGGTAGACTTGAACCTTCAAGGTCAACGTCTACACGTCGAACAACACCAGAGCTTGGTGAGTCGGTACCGTCGAATTTACCTGTGGTAGGTGCAGTTCCGGGCGTCGTACCCCATCTGTCTTTTGCAGTACCATCGCCAGCACCTCTTGCAGGGTCAGCGTTCCAGAACCGGTCATTACCAACAAGGGTAACAGATTCTGTAGCACTTCCATCTACACTGTAGCTATAGGAAACGGAAGATGTATACATCCCCGAGTTCCAGCATACGTTGAGAGGAATACCAGTAGCGTTGTCTTGACTATCATCAAAGATAGCAACGTAGACATCACTTCTGTTTTTAGATGCGGCAACAATGCTGGTTTTACAGGTGCCATTACTAGCTAGGTTGTAAATAAGCTTTTCACCGTCGATAACTTTCTCAAGCGAAACTTCGATATCGGCAACGTCTTCGATATTTTCATAAATCTCCAACTGGCCAATTTCAAACACTTGGTCAAGCGTGAAATTTGAATTCATGCCTATACTCTGTAGACCACGTACGATATTCGATCCATCACTTGAAACAGTGTGGCCGGTTTTCATAATGATCACAGCTTGACAGGCATAAAATATTCTATTATTTCTTGCCATTGAAATTCTCCTAGTATGATTGTCCTCTGGTAAAGGGCGTTATCTTATACACAAAAATAGCATTATATGGGTTTAACTTCGGTTGTACAGCGTGCTGTTCCAATATATAATTCTGGGGTTAATTGTGTAACACCAGCACCTTTAGAGTCAAAAACCCAACATCTTTTATAATGATAATTAGCCACTAAATTAGGGTATAAACCACTAGGATTAGCGTGTCCAACTAGTTCATTTCTATAGTTAAATGGAAAAGCACCGGATAATCCTACCTGAGTAGGGTCAAATAAATCAAGGCTTCTGTCGTTTTGATGGATAACTATATCCATTAAATTCGTACATTCCCAATGTTGTTCGGCAAGGACGTAAAATACTATATCACTATGGACCCATTGACCACCGCCTAACGCATATGGTTTTAACGATGTAGCAGGAACAACCTCTACGGCCAGAGCGGGGAGTTGTACTCTGGTCTGTCCAAGCTGTGCCCAACCACCTGATGCGGCAACTTGGAAACCCTTGTCGCTTCTAAAAGATCCTTGCTGTATCTGTCTAAACCAAGGAACGCCTTTTGCTGGTACAACCTGAACGGCCTTATGGCTATATTCTAAATGAACAGAACTCGTAGATGGGACAGATGAGTCAAATATAACCCTACCATTAGTATAATCTATATAAAACGGCTTTGTTACATTTCCTGTTGCATAGAATGTGCTGTCTACATAAACGCCAGAGATATCAATAGGTTGCTCTGTAGTGCCATCTATATTACCACTACCTTCCCAAACCCAATTCTGACGATACCCCTCCCAAATCTGCCCCGAAGAATAATTAGGATCATCAACGATTCTTAACTTATGCCTATCTCCTCCGTATATGCCTGATTGTGGTGCGTGTATATTGTAGTATTGACCAGCATCCAACAAGCCCCAATCATAGAAGCCAACAAAGTTTTCCATCAATATTTCTGTTAGACTAGCGTCACTAGCCTTGACGCCAGAAGGGAATCTTAATTTTGTATTAGGTTTACCTACCATATTTAGTATTCCTTGTTATTGGATTGCCTTCTTCATTTCATATTCAATTTGACTGCTAACTCTACTGGCTGCTCTAGTTATAAAATTATTTTCCGCAGTCCCTGAGTACATGCTATTCACCTTATATGGTGCAAAATCTGGCACCATTCTAGCTTCTCCAGTTCTACCGTATGGGCCATACTCCACACCGAAATTTCTAATAATGACCGTATCCCCTGCGGTTAGTAACCATCTTAGCCAAGGTATCGAGCCTCCCCTTACTGGCTGTTCGGCTACGCTTAATCCTAATAAATTGTTAAAGTTAGTAGGCTGCATCACCAACTCGAATCCACCGAGACTTTTAGGGGTGGCTTTACTAACCCTAACTTCTATAGACGCAACAATAGCTCGCACCAAGCTGCCGGTAGGATCGGACTCTAAACCAAATTCAGCCGCTAGAGTTCCTCCGGAAAGCGAGCCTATTTCTGGGCTGGAGTATAATGCACCCTCTAAAATTGGCTTAATTCTTTGTTCTAAATTCTTAGCGGCCCGGTTTAGTCTCTGATTCATATCCTTAGCTAAGGCTTTTGTTACCTTCTCTTGGACTTCTCTAATGCTATCTACTAGTGTTATCTTAACCATTCATTCTCTTCCAAAAGGTAACCACATATTTTGTTTCATTTTGCTTAAAGCCCTGTGGATATGAAGAACCTGCTTTTTCATACTTAGCACTAGTATCATAGTTTTCAATGCCATCGTATTTTGGTATCATATACTTACATTTTTTAATCTTATCTAGATCTGTCATGTAAGATATAGTTTGTATACCACCATCTGGAATGTCTATGGACGCACCTATATCAACCCAGAACTTTCTATCCCAGTATATTCTTAGGGTTATATCCTCTGTAGTCTCTATTGCCTTATACCCTTGTCCATTACAATACGGACAAGGCATTCCACGCTCAAAAGGGTACGGGCCTCCGGGCTGATATCTACTAATAGACCTTGTTCTAGTACCCATTGTATCTAAGATACAGTTAGGGCAATCTTCTTTTTTCTCGGGATAAACTAACGTAGCCGTTCTCGTAAACAAAAGAACAGCTTCGTTGTATGTGGTGAAAACGCTACTAGGTATGTTGATAGCCATCTAAAGCTCCTAGCTACAGCAGATACTTGGATCTGGGCTGTCGAATCTAGCGTCCAGTTTTCCATTTATATCAGCGATTGGCTGATCAATAATGCTAGAAGGAACCGGTGTACTAAGCCAAGGTTCTTGAGTGTTCTTAGAAGTATTCCATTCAGTAGCGGCTAATCCTCTAGCACCGGCGATACTGGTAATAGCACGCCCACCAGCGGGTTGAGAATTTCCGGATTTTATTTTTTGTACGACTGCCATTTTACTTTCTCCAGTTAAATTTTATTTAATTAGAAGTTTCTGTGTCCACCATCGTTAAAGCCAACGCCCCAACTCGCAGGACTGTAGGGGCTAAGTACGGCAGCACCAGTAGGAGTGCCGCTTCCGCTTCCTTTTTCATATCTGTATTTTGTCATCATTTCTTCATACTTGGTACATAGATCTTGATACATAGAAGATAAGCTACTGCTTACACCACGCAAGTCTATAGAAGACGGCCCATCTTTAATAGCTATAGCATTAGCAGACTCGGTTTTAACCTCGCTACCTAAAAGTATGCAGGCAGACTTATAAACTGTCAGGGTACAAAAGTCAGGATCGTTGACTAGCGGATCTGGGCTAATTGTAACTTCACCAACATCTATTGTGTATGTATTTACGAAGCTGGCTTCATTATTTACATTGTATGCACCAATAGATAGAATTTGCTTTAGTCTTTCATTGGTGTATTTTGATTTGTCTAAATCCCCTATTAGGGATCTAAGCATTAATACTAAATCTATGTTCCAAGCCATAATGTATCACCTATAATAAATTTTCAAACACACGAAAGTTACCTATTGAGCTATTCCAATTTCCAGCGGAAGTAACTACATACGCCTGAATAGACCAAGTCCCCGCTTTATCAAGATCCCCGTCTACCGATGCATACTCTATTTTTCCATCGGTTCCATCAGTTGTAAAAACTGCACTTTTTGTGAACGTAGTGCCGTCAGGTCTTCCAAATATTATCGTTTTTGTAGTTGCACCGCTTATATCTGCAACTTCAGATCCACCTGTAGAGGTAGTATCATAAACAGTAACCCGAAAAACGGTACCTATGTCATTAACGTGTGCTTGTTCTACAAATGCCATATTTTTTTCCTAATTTGCTAATAACGTACATATCTATTAACTATACGCAAGTTAAGTGCTTTTTTGAAAAATATCCTGTTTGATTTTTGAGGAGCTAATACCTTGCGTGTACGGCAGATAGACCAAAACGATATTATTATCGTCCAGCCAATCCTGAGTGAAGCCCATCTGTTGATAGTAATTTTTTGAGCACCAGTCGCTTCCAATAGCCAGTATATCTGGATTAATAGATAAAATGCAGGATTTGCTGTCCTGATCGCCTGTGTTTTTAATTACCCTATCCACATATTTACACGACTCTAGACAGGTTTTTCTATCCTCATAGCTAATAACCGGCATTGCTCCTTTGAAGGTATTTATAAACTCGTCTGTGTTCAAGCATACTACCACTTCGTCAGCAAGCCTAGAACACATTTTTAAGAAATTAACATGTCCAGAGTGAAAAATGTCAAAAGTTCCACCGGTATATAAAACTTTATTCATATGGATATAGCTCATCTAAATGTTGTATGTACTGTTTAGCAGGAGCACCGCCAAAATGACAGAAGGGCATGTCATGAACATCCACTATTTCCGCAGCGTGGTCAGGAGAAAATACTTGCTGAAAACATATGTCAAACAAAAGATCTTTATTTAGATTGTATATAGATGGATTGTCTGATGTGTCTACTCCAACATGCCCTGCCTTAGCTTGTGGTTTTGTAAACTCATCGCTATTCATAGCCATATTCAAGAGTAGTTCGTCATATGGAAGACCTACATAATCTTCTACCTCCGCTACAGACGGAGGCGAATTTCTAGAAAACTCTATAATATTCTTATACCCTGCTTCCGTAAGCGGGTTTAGTTTTTCCTTTTCAAGAATCTTTAACATCTTGATGGCATGTTCTTTATTTACTATCGCCATAGAAGACGATTGTATTATATTATTATTTTTGGTAGACAGGTGTTTTGCGGAAGCCATTAACCATTGATTGTCATACCAGTTTTCGTCGTACCAGCCGTAAACGCGATTACTAGCGTTTTTTGGGGCGTAGGAAATTCCTAATTGGTCTGGTTTAATGTAATCTCTTATATCTACAAATTTAAGGGGCAGTATATCTAAATCAACAAATAGTGCTGTATCGTTGTCGCTCTCAGCGAAGCGATACCATCTAACGATTTTCTTAAGTGTAGCACAGCACCAGTATGTAAATCCAGAAAGGGACTGATACCACTCGTTTGATCTAAAACGTAAAAGCTCGTCTTGGTAAAACTTGTAATAAAAACTATCTAAGATTCCGTGATAAGAATCTTCCTCATTATGGTAAGAAAGTTTAATATCATAGTTTTCGCAATACTTTTTCATTCGTTTTTTGGAAATTTTACCCCACGCATTCACATTGGCTTCTATGTGTCCCATAGGCGGTCTTTCGTGAAGTGTATCGTTTATATACATTTCTATTTTCATTTATTCGTCCTCCTGTGGACAGATGACAAACTTGCCACTCTTTTGTCTTATTAAAATAGCTTCAGCTATTTCGCTTTCAATAAAAAACTTGGCACTAGAATCAATAAACGCATTAGCCTTAAAGGTAGAAGCTTCTTCTACGTGATTATTGTTCCTCTTTTGTTCATCTTCTGTTGGGTACATTTTTAAGAATCCATAATTTATTCCATGTTTTTTTAGCCATTCTTCTGTAATGTCTCTGTATTTTTCAAGTCTAGCGGTTACAATACCTTTACAAAAAGTTTTTGGTATTCTATGGTAAAAGGGTTTTACATTTTTAATATAGTCTATATATTTATTTTCATCCTGACATGCTTCGTAAGGAACGTTCGGGGAAAAAATTCCATCAAAATCTAAAAGTGCATGTTCTATGTACGTACAGTTAAAAAGATTCCACTCTAGTAAATGAGGGGGTGGAAGCTGTCTACCAAAAAAATCAGCTTTATATCTAGCAGACGGCTTTGCGTAAACAACGGCATAAAACGCTTCTCCGTCTATCTTTTTTTTCATATCATCTATGGCTGTTCCGGCGTAGATGGTGTCATCTACTACCAATAAAGCATCCTTATTATTTGTATAGCTTTTCATTCTTATGCCACCAAATTCAGTAGCAGCCGAAAGTATACCAACTTTGCCTGAGCTATCTATACCATACAGTGGAAGATTTAACCACATGGCTAACACGCTTGCTGGAAGCATACCGGATCTGGGAATACCGAGGACACCCTTTAAATTAAGATTCGCAACTTGTGGCAGGAGTAGGTCTTTACAATCTTTTATCATTCTAGAGGTAGTTATGTATTCACCGGCCAAAAAAAATCTCCTCTCCTGCTCTTTTCTGTCTTTTTTCTTTTCGCATTGTCTTACATACCACTCTCTATCCTCTGGCGTTGCATTTTGACACCATTGCCAGTTGGGTGGGTCGTATGTCATTTCCTGTCTAAAAAGCTCGCAAAATCCTGCTTGCGGGCATATGCATTCCTTAGCTTCCATTATTTACTCCGCAAACATTTCAAACGCCGATCCTAATACCGCCACGACCTTATGGGTGGCTCGTTCTGGAGAGCCAGAACTACCACCTCCGCTAGGTAAGTCGGCGGGAGAGTCGTCGCCAGTCCCTGCTGTGTCATATATATATTTCATCGTTAATTGATCATTCCCGCCCATCCCCGGTCCACCTCCCCCACTGCCAGAAACAACTGCCGTTATAAGGTAAACATATGTAGACAGTACAGAGCTACCAGTTCCTCCTCCGGCTTCTCTTTTTTCTATATAAACAAATTGTCCTATCTTAGCATCAGAAACATCTTCACCGGTATCATACGTAACTGTATAGCTAGGACCAGAACCGCTAACCGATCCGTCATTGGCACAGCTTAACGAGCTTATTACAACAATGTGATTTCTTAAATTAGCCATTAGTTTGGTATATCTTGTCCTATGATGAAGCCATCAAATTTAGTATCATTGTCACTACCTCCGGTAGCCGTGCATAAAAATCCATATACATCTTTATGCCCCTGATGGGAAGTTCCGTCGTTTCCAGTCATCGTTGGTGCAATATTTCCAGCCCATTTTAACTCAGCGTCAGTACTTCCATCTATTCTCACTGTTGACCAACTTATTCCGTGTCCAGTACCACTAGTAGCTTGGGTAAATCGGATAATAAACTTTTGCCCTATTGTGGCATTTTCAAACTGCACAGCTGAGATATCCTGACCTAAGAGTATGTTGAAGTAATTACCTTTGCTTAGGTCTATCTGCAATGTAGCGTCTTCTGTTGTGGTTCCGGTAGCTGGAACTGGCTGATTAACATATGCTCCTTGTACTAAGTGGAGTCTGTTTTCGCTTTCATCCCATTCTACATAAGAGCCACTTCTAGCACCAAAGAATTTAACATCTTGTCCAGTATCGTCAACGCCCACAGTAAGGGTTCCATCTAACTGAACATTACCGTCAATGTCTACAGCATCTAGATTTGTTGTACCGTTGATGTCGGCATCACCTTCTATATCTAGCGAATCACCATCAATTTCTCCGGTTACTGTAATTGAGTCAACATATGCGTCTTTCCAGCGAAGACTAGTAGTACCTAGATCAACATCGCTGTCCGCTTCTGGCCCAAACACATTATCAATTAAGCTAACTTGATTAACGTTGTTCGCCCTTAATATAATCTTATTGTCTGTAGTAGCAAAGTCAACTAGATTTTGAGAGTCTCTACCTATTTTTAAGTCTGTTGCAAAGGTGTCACCCGAAACACCACCCCCACCCCCAACTGCGGAGCCATTAAACTTCAGCGTGCCTCCATCGTTGTACAGCTTGTTTGTAGTAGAGTTAGGAGCATTATCTGGTAAGACCACTCCGCCATCTGGACCAATACCCACAAACTCGGTTCCACCATTAGTTCGCCAAGATTGAACATTGGCAGATTGGGATGAATGAGCTTTTACTTGAATACAAACATCAGTCCCTGTGTGGCAGTGAGCGTTAAGCTGGTCAGTGTATATGTTTTCCCATCTTTTTGTGCTAGACCCCAGTTCTCTGCCAGCGTCATTGTCAGGATACATATCCCCAGCAATTACCATTCTGGAGTTAGCTGCGTTCAACGTAAACACTGAGGTTCCACCAACTGCGAAAGAGACGTTTCTAGCGGTTCCGCCATTGGCCACAGTGTTGATTAAATATTCATCACCAGCAGCATTCCAGCCAAGCTTGACTAGTTCTGCACTGCCGCCCTTGGGAAACTGATAGATTCTATTTTGACCACTTTCTATAATAAGTTCTGAAAGACTAGTTAATTGACCCCTATTCGCATCTCCAGCGAAAAACGATAAACCGGAGGGGTTCATTGTTGACAAATCTAAGTTATCAAAATAAGCAGTCTTAAAGCGTACACTAGAAGTACCCAAGTCAACATCGCTATCTGTTTGTGGGCCAAACACGCCATCAGCAACATACACTTGTTCTGCATTATCAGCATAAAAATGTATTTCATTCTCGGTTTCAAAATCTATTTTGGTTTGGTCGTCTTCACCAATTTTAAGATCGGTTGCGAAGATAGATGTTATTGTGGTTTGTGCTGCGTCCACAGCTATACTAACAGTATCAGTAGCCGCTCCAGTAGTGGTGATACCATTTCCACCGGCCACCGTTAATGTGTTTCCAGCCGTAATTGTTTGATTTGAGCCACCGTCTCCAGCTAGAGTAAAAGTGGTTACGTCTGCACCATCGGCAACATTCAGGAACGATAAAACATTGGCTTTTGTCATTTCTGTAACAACACCGTCTGACCCAGCATTATTACCCAACATTCTGGCGTCGGTGACGTTTTGAATTTTGGCGTAAGTAACAGCATCATCTTCTATCATAGCTGTTTCAATAGCATCTGCCTGTATAGTAGATGTGCCAGTTACATTACCCGCACCAGTAAAGCTGGCAGATGTCCATACGACATCCCCGGTCATACCAATGGTTCTTCCTGTTGCTAATGCCGTAGCGGTATCAGCATTACCAGTTACGTCGCCGGTCAATGGCCCAGCAAAAGCATCGGAAGTTACAGTACCATCAAAGTACGCATCCTTAAACTCCACGCTACTACTACCAAGGTCTAAAATGTTATCAGCCCCCGGTGTTAAAGCCCCGTCAGTAAGTATTAATTGTTTTTCATTTCCCGCATAAAAGTTAATGGTGTCAGCGTCTTCAAAGTCAATCTTTGTCTCGTTATCTTCACCGATTTTAATATCGGTAGCAAAGAGTGACGTGATTACAGTCTGTGCTGCTTCTACATTTAGTGTAACAGTACCGGAAGTACCTCCTCCACTAAGACCATTACCAGCCGTTACACCTTCAATATCTCCACTACCACCACCACCACCTACGGCAGAACCGTTAAACTTAAGAGTTCCGCCTTCGTTGTACAATTTATTTGTGGTTACTGATGGCACGATATTGTCAAGTAGAATACCGCCACTTGCCGATATTGTGCCGCTGCTAGCAATACTTCCATCGGGAGAGATTGTTGCTACCGGAATTTCACTGGAAGACTGCCATTCTTGCAGGCTAGCTGAGTGGGCGGCTGCACCTTGAACTATAGCACCAATATCAGTTGCAACCTTTGGCTTGATTTCAAGCGTGGCATCTGGAGTCAGATCGCTAGAAGTAACGTTACCGATAGCTAGTTTTTTAGCGGAGGTATCACCGATAATAGTGTGCTCAATGTTCAGCTTGTTACTATTGCTGCCTATGCTGCTAGGGCTAGAACCTTCCGTAACTATCTCTATATTGTTGTTGCCAACACTTTCATCTCCTGCAAGGTATCCTATATATATAGAATGATTACCGTAGTGATCGTAGCCAGCGTTACTTCCAATAGCAATGTTGTCTTCACCGGAAGAACGCTTACGAGCATCATGTCCTAAGCCGATATTTCTTATGCCACTACCTTGATAACCTGCCGATTCTCCGATAAATGTATTCTGATAACCAGATGCACTATGCCCAGCCTGATGTCCCACAAACACGTTATAACCAATCGACTGGGTACCTGTTAGATAATCAATAGAGCTGGCTCCAGCCTTGTAGCCAATCATCGTGTTCAGTTGAGCACTAGCAAAAGCTACTCCCGGAGTTTTATGAATATATCCAGAACCAGCAAAATGTCCAATAAGAACATCAGAGGCTTGATATCCATTAGATACACTGGTATTATCGAGTGAGGAGTCAAGACCGGCTCCATAGCCTATCGCTATACCTGTTCCAGCAGTGGTTGACTGCTGACCAATAATAACGTCTACATCGCTAACTACACCAGAGCTATAAACAGCAATACCGGAAACATAATTAAGCTGTGCAGTAGTTACGTCTCCACCACCACCACCACCACCAACAGCAGAGCCATTGAATTTAAGGGTTCCTCCGTCGTTGTAGAGGGCGTTAGTCGTACTAGCTGGGACGTGATTAGCAAGAGTAACGCCACTTGCGTAAACGCCGCTAGCCACTAAGTCTCCAAGTGTTGTTCCATTGTCATCGTATATTCCAACTTGACCAGCAGCATAACGTTTTAGGTAAGTATCTATTGTAGAAGAATGAGGGTTGCTACTGCTATCGGTAAAAGCGAAGCCACCAGCTGAGGTGGCGGTCATTATCTTTGTTCTGATCGCAAACCTAGTTCCACCCCCAGTGACAAACCCAATGGTAGTATCGGCAACAGGTTCATAAATCCCAACTCGGTTACTTGCACCTCCTGTAAAAGTAATACTGGGGGAACCAACAGATCCTGCTGGAAGAAAAATTCTACCATTGCTAGTTATATCACCACTAACACTCACATTTCCGCTAGTAGCTATACTACCGTCCCCTGCAACATGGGCAACAGTAATACCATTGTTAGCTTGCCACTCTTGTAAATTAGCAGACTGGGACACGGCACCTTGTACTATTATTCCCTCTTGTGCTGACTGTCTGCTGGTAACATGAAGTTGAGCACTAGGTGCATCGTTTCCTACGCCCACACGACCATAATTAGCAGGCTTATCAATAAAAATTCCATGATGATCAGAATGTTTTCCCTTTGTCGTAATTAACATAGGGATATCGCCAGTACTCAAATCAGCTATTGCTGTATATAGAACACCGGTGGCTTGAACAGCATCAATTCTAGTCTCTATACCCATTTTTTTGGTTGCACTAGACGCACCACCGTTTGTAGCAACATCTAGTCTAGTGGTTTTTTGTGCTGTGGTTCCCGGATATACATGTACTTCCGCCTCGTCAATATTTTCGCCGTTTCCGTCGTTGGTAATCTTAATAGCGAGAGAAGGGTCTCCAGCGTTTGTACCCGTAGTCCCTAATGAAATTCTGGTCTCCGAGCCTTCGCTATCATATAGCTGTATTTCGGGTGTTGCCCCATTAACTTCCAAGATGTCGCCAGTAAAGTTATATCTTAGATTTGAATCGTGGGTTAGTACACCGTTGGAACCATAATATGCAACACCAGAAGCAGTACCAGCCGTAACAATACTGGATATATTGTGAGAACCAGCAATAAGACTACCGCTAGTACTAATGTCTCCACTGCTGGCAATACTACCGTCCGCAGTAACTAAAGCAACTGCTATACCGTTATTTGCTTGCCATTCTTGTAGATTTGCTGATTGAGATGCGGCACCCCTGACGATTGTACCCTTGTGTGTAGAAATTTTCGCGTAGACCTGAAGCGTAGCGGGATCACTCGAAAGTGTAACATCAGCCTTACCAACAGCCAAGTACTTATTGGCCATATCGCCTTTAATTAAAGTACCATCATAGGTAGGTGCATCATCAGCAATATACAACATGCTATCATCATCGGTCAAGGCCCACCCAGCACGGTGCCCTATTGCAATATTGTAGTTACCTTCAGTAAGATCCTTTAAACTGTCGTGTCCCACTGAAACATTAGCTGTTCCAATGGTGGCGTCATCTAGGCTTCGATATCCTATAGCTACGTTTTTGTCACCATCCGTAAGCTTACCTAGAGACATAGTCCCAAGGGATATATTATTACTACCGCCAGAATTAAACATTTGAGACTGCATCCCTAATGCAATATTATCATTTGCATCTCTAATATTTGACAACGCATGATAACCAATACCTATATTGTCCGTTGAATCTGCGGTAAGAGATCCGTGCTGTGGAGTCAATCCGGGTCTGTTATTTATAAGAAGCGTGTCCGTTAGATTAGTCCCACCATAAGAAACGTCAGTAAGATCGTTCAATACCGAAGCCTTACTTTCGGCTTCGCCAGAGGCATATACGGCTATTCCCGAAACATACACAATATCGGTTTCATTTTCGACCGCTTGTCCGGAAGCATAGACGGCTTGACCAGACGCAGCCATAAGCGACAGAATATCACCCTCATTCTCTATCGCTTGACCACTAGCATAATTGGCTATGCCCGATGTGGCCACAATGTCTGTTTCGTTAGCTATTGCTTGACCAGAAGCGTAGTTTGCGATTCCGGAGACGGCTACGATGTCTGTTTCATTAGCTATTGCTTGACCGGAAGCGTAATTTGCGATTCCGGAAACGGCTACAATATCTGTTTCATTGGCAATCGCTTGACCGGAGGCATAATTAGCAACCCCTTGATTTTCTATCGCCTGACCAGATGCGTATGCGGCAATGCCCGATACATAGTTTATATTCGTTATATTTGTTTCTACATGACCAGAAGCATAATTAGCGATACCAGAAACTAAAACAATATTGTCATGTTTTCCTATTTCGTGATAAGTAGTTCCATCTTCAGTAAAGTCCCATATATCACTGGCTTCATTCCATCTAATTATTGTATTGGGAGATGATCCACGCTCGACCTCAATTCCAGCGTTTAATGACGGTGTGCCTGTAACATTTTTATTAAGCAGGATAATGTTGTCTTCTACTTCTATTTTTTCAACATCAATAATAACTTCCGCACCATTAACGACCAAGTTACCATCAACAACAACACCCGAAACAAATGTAACACTACCATCTGAAGCTATTGTAATGGCATCAGTCTTTGATGCAGATCCAACCTTACCCCCATTTGAAACTATGAGGTTGTTGGCGGTTATATTATTAGTGGTGGTCGCACCCCTATCGGTAACCTTTTGAAGATTACTAGCATCAACCTGACCAGAAGCATACACGGAAACAATTTCATTCTCTATAGCTTGACCAGATGCGTATGTGGCCACACCAGAGACGTATGATACATTAGACACATTAGACGCAATGTTGCCTTCATTAGTTATAGCCAAACCGGATGCATAAGTAGCAACCCCAGAAACATAATTTATGCTGCTGGTATTTGTCGCTATATTTGTAGTATTGGTCGATATGTTGGATGTGTTTGTAGATATGTTGGACGTATTTGTTGCGATGTTAGACTTATTCGTTATGGCTTGTCCAGAGGCGTAATTAGCAATACCTGAAGTCGCAACAATATCGGTTTCATTAGAAATCGCCTGACCAGATGCGTAGTTAGCAATTCCAGATGTAGCCACAATATCGGTCTCATTCGCTATAGCCTGACCCGATGCGTAATTGGCAATGCCTGATGTGGCTACAATATCGGTCTCATTTGTTATAGCTAATCCGGAAGCGTAGTTCGCAATTCCCGATACAGCGACTATATCTGTTTCATTGGCAATCGCCTGTCCAGAAGCGTAATTAGCAATCCCAGATACCGCAACTATATCTACTTCGTTTGCTATGGCTTGACCAGAAGCGTAAGCAACGTTAGCCTCATTTGTAATAGCAAGTCCGGACGCATAGTTAGCTATTCCTGATACGGCAACGATATCTATTTCATTAGCTATAGCTTGACCACTAGCATAGTTAGCTATACCAGAACTAGCAACAATATCTATTTCATTGGCAATAGTTTGTCCAGAAGCATAGGTCGCAACACCAGAAACATAAGTGTCATCATAAGCAGCAATGGCAGCTCCGTTAAAATAAAGAGTTCCGTCAATATTATATACCGCATTTCCTGTGGTGGCCGGTTGCTGCGAAGGTATAATTAGTCCCTGTCTAAAATTACCACTACCAAATACATCAAAAGTATGTTCAGGATCTTGGGATGTGCTTCCAAATGCAGTTTTGTTTCCGTGTCTACCTATTCTAGCAAAACCACTAGCATCGACTTCTATAACAGGCAGTCCGGAAATATCGGCAACAGAAAAGATCGTACCGCTAGAAACATTGTCGGCTATGGTAAGTAATGTGCCCTCATTACCTTTGAACATTAAAGATGTTCCAGAAGCGTGGGCTTCACTAAAATGAGACAGTGTGTTCAGCTCTACTGGAGTATCATTAACACCGGAACCACGAAATAAAATCTGTGGTTCTCCGCTTCCGGGGGTTATTAGTATGTCTTGTGCCATTTATTTCTCCAGTTTACAGTCCAAACCTTGTTTTGATTGCTAAAAAATTTGATTGCATCTCTCTTTCCGACAATACTCTGTTATACACATGACAACACGCTATATTACCAGAAAAAGGAGCCACCGCACCAGATCGGGCACCAAAATAAAAACTGTGATTTCCTAAGTTGTTTGTATTATCATCGTCCCAGTTTCCGCTATGGGATTGACTTGGTACCTGCTTTATACCATTCACATGTAATTGACATCTATCCGCTATTTGTTCATTGCCATCATATATGATTGATAGATATTTCCAAGCCTGACCGCTAAGTATGTTATTGTTAAATGCCCTAATGTTTCTACCTACATCACCCTTTCTGCCAATCAAGATCGCTGAAGAATACCCAAAAAGATTATCGTAATAAGTAGCAAAAAAACCATCAGTAACCAAATTGTAATTTGTAGAAAACTCCATTAAAACCTGTGCAGAAGTAACAGAGCCTGCTTTTAGCATCATACAGGCGGTAAACTGCTTAGTGCCGGAGAGATCTACTTTATTGGTCCCTATATAATCATCAGCACCATCTAATGAAAAATACCCATAATTATTAGAGGAGAAGGAGACATTGTTGACAAGTGAAGCGTCAGTACCTAAAGCAAGGCCGGATATGTTAGATCCAGTTCCCGGATAACTAAACTTGGACGCTGCATCCTGAGCAAAAACAAGACCAACGTTGCTTATTGTAGGATTATAGTGTATCGACATCATGTAACCCCTTCGACCAAGTAGCAGTTGAAACGATCTCTAAGAAATCATCATGGGAGTAAGCTTCGCTTTTAGTGGTGCAGTTAGACAAAAAGCTAGGTTCATCTCCGCTATATTTTATAAACGTCTGAGTTCCGTCTACGCTTGTTCTTAAAGTTTCCACAGAGTTTTCAAGAACCTGATCAAACACAATTTCATCTATCTCTAAAGAAGATATTATCACGTAATGTCTATGGTCAAAATCATTATGACTCATCGTGTTCGACCTCCAATTTTTCTACGTCCTTTCTTTCTGCAAAGATAGTGTAGTGAGCCATTATTTCCCTATCGCTCTTAATTAGTACGCGATTATCATCATGAGATTCCACATAAAGATTGGGTTGCGGGTGACTTTGAGGAGTTAGATTTACGGTTATACTTTGTCTGTCTACTAAATCGGGCCAATAGTCAGGAAGTTCAATAATGTTTCCGCTTGTTATTCCTCGTACATATACTCCGTTTTCCGGACCCTCTAAAGATCCGTATTGTAGCTTCATTCCGGGGTGACTAGGATGGTCAATGAGAAAAGACTTGGTCGTTGCTGTGAAAGCACCATTGACCTCTAGATTTATAAAATGACCACTACCACCATGAACATTGAATTGGCGGTCAACAAGAGTAAGACCACTTCCAGCAGTATAGGCCTGTCCTATCTTGGTGTCGCCCCAATATAAAGATCCGCTAACCGGTTTCAAGAGATCGGTAGTGCCATCGAAAGCAATACCAGACGTAGCAACCGTGTTAAATTCCGTATTAAGATAAACAGCGTTATTAGCAGGTTGTGTTATTGAAACTATTCCACTACCACCAAGAGTTATCTTAGCACCACTATTGGTACTGCTGAATATGGAAGTTCTCTCAAGATTATCAGAACCATAGGTACCCAACCCTACTTCAAACTTGTCATTTTCTTCTATGACATAAAAAGTGGTATCACCACTAGCCAACACAGAAGAAAAACTCCGAAAACCATTAACGGTAGAATTCAGGCTAACACCGGAGGTGCCTGTAGTTGAGGTTGTTTGTTTAACTCTATCTGCTAATTTAAAAGCCATCTAAAGACCCCTGTTAGTTATCGTCATTAATTACCGGCGGAGTCGGTGTAGGCACGGCCTCTTTCTCCTTTTTCAATTCATAAGCGGTTGTGTTATTGATCAAGAAGTCACGAGTCATCCTGTTTGCAAACTGATTTCTTGTTTCTGGGTTGGGAATTTTTGCCGGATTATGAATCGGATCAGAAGGCTGACTTGGGTCAAAACTAGGATTTGCGACCTCTGCTTCGTAGTTGTAGTTAGCACACATAGCTGTAATTACGCGATCAACATCAGCATCTGCAATTATAACACAAAACTGAGCCATTTTTATCTCCTTAAATTATATTCTGTAACTTTGTTAATCTTAACCGTGTGGTCTTGCTCTAGATTTACAGTTAAATTAAAATCTGATAACGTATTTATCTTTAAAGGAAGAGACAAAAACTCCTGCGTTGTGCTAAAATTTAGACTAAAATCTGACAGCGTATTTATTCTTATGGGTTTTTTTAGTGTACTCGCATTTAGCGGGAATATGACAAATCTGCCAGAAACAACAGTTACATCAGCTCCCCCTACCTCAGCAAAGCAAGTTTCTGCGAATGAACTAGCACCAAAAGTCATATTTATATCTCCTCAAAATATATACACAATATAGCAAAAAAGCCGCCCCTTTCGGAGCGGCTTTCGAGCGATAATGCTTTTCTTTCTTAGAAAGAACCAGCAATAACTCTTCGGTTATCAAGAACACCAAAGCCGATTTCAGCCCAGCCGTAGTAACCCTGTCGTTGATGACGATGAAGAGCTTCGTCTTCAAAGATTTCAACTTCTTTCTTAACAGGCATAACGAAGCTATCGTTAGCACCTTGATCAAGACCGATAACGAGTTCAACGTCACCACCACTGGCTAAAGAGCCTCCGAGGTCGCTAGTGAAATAGGTTTGATACTCTTGGTTGTCACCAAACTCAAAGAGGTCGTGAAGGTTAACCCCAAAGATTCTGGTCAACGGACCGCCATCATCAGAAGCCGTGTAGATTTCTCTACGTGAAACTTCGTCAAGTTGATCAACACCCCAGTTGCGGATGTCTTCAACTGCTTCAGGCGAACAGTAAAGATCCGTCAATCGGCCCGGAGCAGTAACACTGTTACCACCACCGTTTCGACGCATAACGGTCTTCATGAGACTAACCAGTCGTTTAGTAAACTGGCCAGCAGCAGCATCGCCATCGAAGACCAAAATATTTCGGTCTACAGCAGCGGCCAAAAGTGTGTGCCAACCGTCATCGTTGATCTTCTTCACGAATGAAGATTCAAGAACCTGCATAGCTCTTGCAACAATGTTCCAGTTAGCTTCACGAGCATACTTAAGCAAGAAGTCGATTGAACTTGTGATGCCATAAGTATTGATCATGACGTAGTCACCTTCGACATGACGTTCTGGGATACGTCCATTGCCGGGATTGGTGAATGCTACATGATCAGTTTCAGTGCCGGGTGCCAAGAGATCCAATGGGAACTCAGGGGTTGCACCGGGTTCTAGAGGCATTGCCTCAAAGATATTAGTAACGATATCGCCAAACAGAACACCTTTACGCAAAGGAAGTTCTAGAGCTTTTGCGATTTCTCGCTGTGCTTGGATAGCGATTGCTTTATCAGAATCACCAGATCGCTTAAGCAATTCGATGAATTCTGGCGTGGGTCTATCTTTCATTGACATTATTCTATTCTCCTTTTAAAGGTTTATTCGTTGGTGTTAGGAAGGTCGATATAAACTTTAGCGTAACCGTTTTGGTCTACATCCGACAAGAACCGTCCTACAATAAGACCTTTATTGCCGTTTGTACCGCTATCATCGTCGATAATCTGCGAAGCAGCAATGTTGCCACTGTGTCCAAGGTAAGCAGTGTCGCCACCGTTTGGATCTGTTCCTTCCAGACTGTTAGTTACAACATAACCCTTTTGGAGCAATGTAACTTTACCGCCCTTTTGGACTTCATCTTTGTGCTGATTTAGATGTTGGCGAGTCAAGTCAATATTGACCATATCGTTCAACAACAGACCTACGGGCACTTTACCCGAAGGATCAGTCACGTATGTAACAACAGCATTACCATTGTCCATAGATGCTCCAGAGCCAGCCGTGCTTTGCACAACCACGCCACCTCTGGTAGCAGCTTCGTTCATGAAGAACGAAATGTCGGTTTGAAGCGTACTTCTATCTGATTTAAGAGCCATTATGAATTCTCCTTTAGCTTAAGATTTTTTGTTAGTTTGTAAAACAGAACCTAGCCACTCACTAGCGACTGTACGAAGGCTTTCGGCGGGATCATCTTCCCCCATAGCCTCAGCTACGGCAACCTCAGTTGGTTCTTCTGCTGTGTCCAGAACTTCTTCACTCGCTTCAGCAGAATCTACTTCTTCTTCGAGTTCAGCCTTCTTTTTCATAACAGCCTTTTCTTCTTTTTCCTCTTTCTCTTCTTCCTCATCCTTTTTAGGAGGGAACTGAGCTTTCTTTTTCATTGCAGCTACAATTTTGTCAAAAGTTTCATCATCAAGATGATTGAAATCTTCAACAGTAGCGACAGCTTCTTCAGCATCAAACCCAGCTTCTTCAAGCTGTGCTTTACGCTTCATCATAGCTTCTTTCTTTTTCATTACTGCAAGCTCTTCTTCTTTTTCCTTAGTAGCAGCTGCGGCTTCCACTAAAGCTTCTTCCTTCGCAGTAATAGTCTCGGCTAAAGACTTAGCAGCCTCTTCTTGCTGGGCAATCTTTTCAGCTTGCTCTGCAATCGTAGCCTGAAGTGCTTCAATCTGAGTCTCGAATTCGGCTTGCTGTTCAGCAATAACCTTTTCCTTTAGAGCTTCGTTAGCAGCTTTAGACTCTGCTAATTCAGCACGCAAGTCATGGACCTGCTTTTCGTAGTTATCTGACATATCTTTCTCCTTTAATGAAGATATTGTTAAAACTTGTGCCTGTGATTCATCAAAAAAATCATTTCCTTCCAAAATTACACTTCGTGGATTAGCAGGTTTTGAAACTAAGCCTTTACCAGAGAACGATAAGTTTCTTAACAGCCTGCCTACCCGGTAATCTTCGTATTTTCCGTCTCCTCCATAGGATCTTAAGTGTTTTGTTAAAAATGCGGAAGCTTGGTTACGCTTGATTACTTTGGTCTCACCGTTCTCTTTGGCTAAAGCATAGTCAAATTCTGGGAAAAGACACTCCATCGAAACGAACCATTTTCCATCTTCTATTTCGGACACAATCTTGTGCATCCGTTCTCTTTGTTCTGGATCAGACCACTCCGTGTAGACCACAGCCGAAGTTAATATGTTAAACTGACTGGGTACCTCAGAATCTTCTTCTGCGATAGGCTGTCCATCAAAATTGACAACCTCATTAGCGGTTATGTGGCCAATGATATCCTTTTCATCATGCATGAAGTTGAAAGGTTTGTCCTCTGGAGTGTTTCTAGCTTCCCACAATTCTTTTGGGTCAAAAACGTCATCATTTTTGTTCCAACCGGTACTAACTAGAATTGACTTAATGTAATATAAGTCTATTTGGTTTTTATTTTCAGCGGTGGCTAAGTCTTCGCCCTCCTTGGCGGATGCTATCATCCTCTGAAGTTTTTCTATATCTTCAGCTGATGGTGTAGCGTTTGTCTCCGCCACAGCACAGCAAGCAATGGTATTATTACTTTTTACAAGATCGCCAATGCCATCTCGTACTTCTTGATCATATACTCTCATAGGTAAATATTCCTCCGTAGAAATTATTACACAAAAAACGCAAACTATAGGTTAAACTTACTTAAAAACAGGACAACTGTGCGTACACGGAGGCGTGTATATGTCTAAGTTCTGAGGTATTCGGTTTCCTGCTGTTTACTGTAGAGAAGTTTTCTATATTGTTTTCTGCTAAAGAATTAAAGGTTTTGCTTGGTTTTGTGCCTTGTTCTACAAGTTCTTTAACTAGCTCAGGGGTAACTTCTACGAATGGCTTCATTCCGGTTAGTATACATAGTTTCAAATATTCCAACTGGGTGACTTCTGCTTTACTTAATGCTCTAGCGTCTTTCTTTTTAAAATGAGAACATGCTATAGGTGTCATGATGTCAGATATCTTCTTCTGAGCACTGATAGCCCATAAAGTAGCACTTGTAGCCTCGCCGCTTCTTGGTAAAACACGCTTCTGTTTTCTTGGCCCAACATCTCTTGATAAAGGAGGTCTTCCGGGTTCTTCAACTCTTTCCTGTTCTTTTTCTACCTCCTCCTCAACTTGGTTGTTAGGATCTTCTTTTGGCGGCTCTACGGGTTCTTCTTCTGGAACATGAGGAATATCGAGTCTTTCAAAATACTCTTCAGTGTCTATCTTGTCTTTGGTAAGACCGATTTTAACAACATCTTCCCTATGCTGCGGATTGTGATATGGCCCAGCCTTTTTAGGTGCGGAAGAATCGTTCATCCTTGTTCTCTCCTCCCTACGAACTCGAACTTTTTCGATATTAGGAATTTCTCTGAACCTTTCAAGTAGGGTTTCTTGAGATATAATATCTCTGTCGGCTAGCTGAATAAGTAGGTTTTTCTGAGCTGCCTCATCAGATAAAACGATTGAATCAAAATGTATCTCTGCTGGCAACCTAAAGCCCATAGCACGTCGAACATATTCTATTTCCTGTCTCCAGAACTGAGCTAGAACTTCGCGTCCATATTCCAATCTCTCAATCAGGGTTTTTAGAGAGACATAGTTGTTTGTGTATCCTCCGCTAGCACCAGACGCACCGGTTAGAGTAGGCGGTATACCTAAACCTGCGTATATACTAGTGAGAACCGGTTGGTATTTTTCTGATCCTAAGAACTTGTAAACTTGAGATTGACTTTCTGTAAACCTCAACTCTGGCCCCCAAACCAAATCCATAGTACCGCCACCAACGTTACTAGCAAGAATATCTCTAACTTTATTAAGCCCTGCTTTCGTGGGAACAATCTTCTGGTCAAAATCACCAAGAGTCCAAAGTCTCACACTGGAGATAGCTCCATCCAAAGCTGCTAAATCTGCCAGCTTCATTTTTTCTAGCATACTGATATCATCTAGAATAGCATAGATCATAGGATTTGCCCACAATAGCCAATCATCTTTTTTGTAATGATAGAAGAATGTAGACTCAGGATCTAAGGGTATTGTTCTATCTCCGGACTCAACTCTTCTCTGTATGTCGGAGGGAAGTGTTTTAAAAGCACTTTTATTGTTTTGAGAACTCTTAAGTAATGATTGATAAGTATACTTGGAAATTTTTAGTACAAAACTAGGCTTTCCAATGGCGTACATCCCCGGATCTTTAACATCGACCGCTAAGGGGTTTAAAAAGTCATATATCCAAGGAACCTCTCTACGTTTTGTAGTCATGCTTTCGATTTCGACATCAGCCCCAGCAGCACGACGTAAATCTGCTTCCTTCTTTTTGTTTAGTTTAGCTGTTCTACGTTTAACTACTACATTACCTGTTCTATACAAATAATTTAAAAATCTTTCTGAGCGATCAGTCCCTCTGACCTGATTAAACCATTTTCTATAGAACTTTTCAATATTTTTATTAGGGTGTACTAAAACTAATCCTTGGCTAGCAAAATCACTCATTAGATCAATCACGTTTCTAATGATACCAACCCGATCATAAGCACTCATGCACATTCCCATGATACGCTTTTGTTTTGTTGGGATAGCCTCGCCCGGACGAAAAGAATCGTAGTCAGAACGAGAAAAACTAGGCCTTACAGAACGATTAGGCTCTATGTCTATATATGTTTGCCTACTGTAGTTTGTGGGGTAGTGTGCCTGAGAACGGTAAACCGCACCATCATAGCCATCTAGATTGTTAAGGTCATAAACCTTATTTTTTTCTGCATCACTTGCCCATGTTTGAAATAGAGGATCTGACATTATTTTAACTCCAGTGGTGGTTCTATTTTTTGTATACAGCCTGAGTTCCAAGTGTTACCCTTGAAGGAACTACAGCCAATATGTGTAGTATATCTATTTTGTTTATGTTCGGGAAACGGGTGCCCCTGATAGCCATGTCTAAAAACATCGCCGTAATCCGCTCTTATATGGTTTTCATATAGCCATTTTAAAAAGTACTGATCTTTTCCATGTCTAGCTGTTGAACAATTATAACCCGTTCTCCATTCCGCTATATAATCGGACATTTGCCTTTTGCGGAAGTCTATTCTGTTTGGATCGTTATGCTCTATACGTCTAAATCCCCACATTCCACCAAGAATAGGAACGCAGTTATGAAAACGATGATCTCTCATTACATGCCATTGGCAGTCACTTTTTAACCACTGCTTTAGACATTCATTTTCTCTTTCGCTAACTATTGAGTCTGTGTCTCTAATGATCGCAATGTCTGCATCATCGACAGCTAAAAATCTCCAGAACATGTTGCCTCTTGGCCAGTCATCCATTCTTACAATCTCAGCACCAAGATACTGTAATTGTCTGCACATAGTATCATTGTCTGTGGTATAAAATCTGCACTTCCAATCCGGTAAAAGCCTAGCAGCCTCTATAACATTCAATACAGCTCCAACTTGATAACAGGGCTTATTGCCATATAGTGAAAAGCTAACTATCTTTTTCATTATGATTAATGTCCATCAATAACATTACTAATTATATTGGTGATTGTATTGTTATACACAACCTAGTAAATATTGTCCATTTTTTCTGTAAACCAAGATGGGCCTTGGAACAATTTCTCACTACTAAATCTAGAGCCGGTCTCACCAGCAAATCCACCAAACGCACCGTACTCTGGCATTTCCTTTACAACTAAGATATGTCTTGCCGACATGTTTGCCATTATTAGAGCAGAGTAACGGTCTTTTCTGAGCCTACTTTTTCTTCCTGCACCAGTCTTAACTTCCGGTGTATCCCACCTTTCTCTACCCGTTGATGTTTGCGTCATTACAATCATAGATAGTTCGTCCTTTAGCTCCTCTATCTCCATCACGCAGTCTTCTAGCGTGTCATATTTTTTGCCTGAAGACTTGTCTGTTTCTAGAGCAATTCCTAAACTGGCTGAATCAAAATATGGAAATAGTACAATTTTATCCTCAAGATCTTTTCTTAGTCCGTGATTAGCCTCTGCTAACCAGTCAGCCCTAGCAAATTGACACATTCTCAGTATATGTAAACCAGCGTTATCATCTGTGTCTTTAGCCTTTTCTTCAACCACAGGCCAAATTGGTAGCTCTCCTTCTGGTATCTTGTCTTTATCATGCAAAGCTTCCATAACAGCTATACCTCCGCCTTGTGCGTCTAATGCTATCTCTGCACATGGATAAGCCTTCATGAGACTCCTGATCTTCTTAGCACAATATGAATAAAAGTCATCTTCGTCAACCATGTTTGACTTTAATTTATCTTTATGTTGTTGTCTGGTAGTAGTCCAGCAGTGTACTATTTTTCTATGGTCTGGATTAACTTCCATAACAACTATACTAAAATTATCAACTTCGGAAGCAGGGTCAACTCCAAATACATATTTTTTATTGGCTTGCCCTTTTAAAGACGCTTCAAACCACACTTCGCCAGAGGGAAACTTTGCAGGATCTGTTGGAGAAGTTGTACAAGACTCAAGAAGACTTCTCTTAAAGAAACCTTGACTGTCTGTGGTAAAAATAGCACCGTACTCCATATTATATATACCCGTGTGTACTGTGGCCTTAGCTCTAGCTATCTGACCGCTATCCATGAAGCCATCGGGCAATTTATCTACTGGCATTCTTATTACAGAATACTCAGTCCAATCAAAGTCCTCGGGAACAGAACCTCCAAAAACCTCCTGTAATTTAGTTATATTTCCACCGCTAGAAGCGATTGCATGATATCTTTTCCAGTATTCCGCAAAATGATTAAAATCGTAGTAAGCAGTACCGGAAAGAATTATTTGGTTAGACTTGTCTGTCATAGTTTGTTCTGGTTTGCTGACAGGAATTCCTAGTTCTTCGGCACGTTTTTCCTTGGCCTTTTGTTTGACTTTTTCAATAGGAGAGGAGGCGACAGCAGCAAAACCAGCAACAACGTTTTCAAAAATGTCACGGGGTATTGACGCAAATTCGTCGGCTATGATGTCATTAGCACGCTGGCCTCTAATTTTTGAGCCATCGCCAAGTGGCAGGCATGTTATGCGGCTTTGACCTATATGCATAACACATCTGTCCACATCTCTCCTTGGGCCGCTATTAGTAGCACACAAGTCTCTGAGTACAGGAGCATTTTTCCAAATGGTGTCCATATACTCAAACAAGACCTTAGACTGTCTAAAGGCAGCACCCACAATAATAATTTGTCGTCGTGGCATAAATAACGCCCGCAAGAGAGGATATACCGAAAGCATAAAAGACTTACCCATACCACGACTACCGATGAGCATTGGAAATTTTCTATTCCATAACTCGTATAACAATAAAGACTGGAAGGGAGAAAGCTCAACATTAAGGATATACTTGCACGCAAACGAAAAGTACTCTGGACGCATAAGAAGCCATGATAGTCTTTTCAGTAGCTTGTCATTGTCAGAATCCTGCATCACGAAATCCATAGGATTAAACAACGAAGATTCATCAACGTCAATTCCTAACCAAGCGTCTTCTAGAATTTGTTTATTGTCCTTCATATTTTTAACGACCTTGAAAACACAGCGTCAACAAATCCATAATGTACGGCCTGCTCTGCTGTGAGATACCAGTCTCCATCTTTCATCTTTCTTTTTATATATGTTTTAACTTTAGACAAAGAGTCTTTCCTCTGCTTAAAGAATTCTCCTGACTTATGACATCTTTCTGCATATATATTTACCATATTTTGCATATTTGTTTTGTCTACCATAGCAAAGTTTTGAGCACTTAAGAAGTCTCCAGACAGCTCACTACTACCAAAGTGACACATAAAAATACAGTTAGGCATAAGTATACGTTTATCAGCAGCCTGAATTATGATACTGCTCATCGACTCTACTTGATTGTAAGCCACTATAGTGATCTTGCATCGACATTGCTTTATAGCATCATAAATTCCCATACCCGCATACCAGCATCCACCTTCGCTCTGCATGTATATAGTTATCGGTTCGTTGCTATTCTGCTCTAATATTCTTATATTTTTTAAGAACGTCTGAGACATCCTATAATCAACGCCCGGATTTTCTGTTTCTTCCTTGTTTTGTAGGAATATTTCCCTATTCTTCTCATCCAACCCGTAAGAGTGGATGTCACCTATTCGGTCGGTTTCCTTTGTCATCTGAACCCTCTCTAAAAAGATCATTCAGCCGCTTGAAAATACTATTACAAATCAAAAACGCATTGTTCTTGTTGTCACAAAAAATAACATTTATATCATATCGTATACTAATCTCCATTAAGGATTTTACTAAATACTTTCCCGTTATTCTTGTTTGCTCCACTATTTTAAATCTTTTGAAATCTGGAAGCCTGTTTACTTCTCCGGCCTTATATGATTCGTATAGTTTTCGCTCTTCGTCACTTAATAGGCTAAGTGGATAGTCTATAACATCTGAAGCGGAAAACTCTAACAACATATAACGAAAATGAAAGTCTTTCATTCGCTCCATTTCGTTATAAAATGCTTTCTTCTTTTTCCCCAAGTTCGTTGCTATTTCAGAAACAGAAGCTTTTCTCTCCACACAGACAACATCCTCAAATCCCTTTAAGGTATAGTCGCCGGTATGGAGAGTGCCCACTTCCATGCCTTCGCATCTGTCGTACTCAGAGAAAAACCAACCGTCTTGTTCTCTGGTATCTTTTATAACTTTATACTTGCTCATCTAGTGAGTGTCACCAAAAGACCATTTAGAAGGTTTTGGATCTTCGGGAGTTTCATCAGATGGTTCTGGTTCTGGCTCAGGAGCAGGCTCAGGAGCAGGAGCAGGGGGAACTGCACCCTTAACCAAGTTCACAACAAAGCCGTCTTCGTCAGTACCCCAAGATGAAGATACACCAAGTGCCGCAAGTTCTGCGTTCGCAGCAGTAATCTCCCTAGACGGGTTGGTACTGCCTACTGGCACGATTTGGGAAGCACTTTCTCCACTAGATGCAAGCTCCTTACCCGCATCAATAATTTGATCTTTTAAACTCATTTTTTATTTCTCCTTACTTTTTCAGTAAAATATGACATGTAGTGTGTTTCTTTGCCGGTAACCTCTTTATGGCAGTCACGACATAACGTTATTCCATTATCAGGATCGTATCTTAAAGTACTAGCAGAACTCCACTTCATAATATGGTGGACATTCAGCCAAACCCGCTTTCCTTTTTTATTACACATTTGGCAGGTATATTTATCTCTTTTAAGAACAGCCGACCTAAAGCGTTTGTAGGCTGGATCGCTGTAATCTCTCTTTCTTGACATCGTAGTCTACCATTCTTTCTGCGAGGAGTTTAAGGTCTATCTTGGGTCTCCAGTTTAATTTTTCTTTTGCCTTATCTGGTATTCCTAGTAAATAGTCTACTTCAGCCGCTCTGTAAAATTTAGGGTCTATGACTACATATTTTTCCCAATCAGAAACGCCAATGAACCCAAAAGCTAAATCTAAAAATTCTCTTACGCTTGCGGTCTTGCCTGTCGCTACTACGTAGTCGTCTGGGTCTTCCTGTTGTAACATAAGCCACATAGCCTCAACGTAGTCCTCTGCATGTCCCCAGTCACGTCTAGCGTCTAGATTTCCAAGCCTAAGACATGGGATAGCATCTCTGTTGCTATATATGTGATCGTCTTCAACTGTAAAGTGTCTAGGATCTGCATCCAGCCCCTGATATTCACACCAGTTATAAAATTCACCAATCCACTTTGTTATCTTTCTAGTTACAAAATTTTCCCCACGTCTTTCGCTCTCGTGGTTAAATAAAATACCACAGCTTCCGTGAATACCATATCCCTCTCTATAGTTACGCACTAAATGATGTGCTGCGAGTTTAGCGATAGCATATGGACTCTGAGGGATAAACGGAGTCTCTTCGTCTTGATATTTTTTATAGTCGTATAGTCCCTTACCACCCGGATCGTCAACCACAACAGTTCCAAGTATATTATCTAGCATCAAGGAAGCGTCTTTGCTGACTGTATAGTTTTTTCCAAACATTTCACTGCTACTAGCTTGATAAAACTTAATACTGTCTTTTCTAGAGCTATATCTAATTGCCTCCAGTATATTAAGAACTCCTCCTGCTGTAATGTCCCACGTTAAGCTAGGCTGCTTGAAACTTGTACCTACATGAGATTGTGCTGCAAGATTATATATCTCATCTGGCTCTGAGTCTTCTATTATTTTACTGACATTAAAACCATCAGTTATATCGCCCTCTACAATTTTAATTTTATGCAGGATGTGTTCGATTCGAGAAGTAGTGCTGACACTTACTCGTCTAGTCACTCCTGTTACTTCATATCCTTTATTTAATAAAAGCTCGGCCAAGTAACTTCCGTCCTGTCCGGTTATTCCAAATATAAGTGCTTTCATTTCATTTTTGTCCTAAAAAAATTGTCAGTGAACAAGAACACAACACCAAAGTTTTTAGCTGGTCTTCGATGATGTAGTTCATGGTGTCTTTTTGCTTTTTCGTAATATTTTGTTTTCATTAGCCAGTTTTGTTCTAAGCCATGAATACCTCGATGTAATTTCGTCCAAGTGTACGAGTGAAATATAAATGTACTTAGTAACGCTAACAAACAAGGTAATCCGATAAAGTATGCCCCTACAATAAGAGGACTTCCAACTATCAGATGGTTATACAGTGGTAGATCTATATTGAGATCGTCTCTGTCGTTTTTATGATGTTCTATAGCATGATCCCACCATACCCATTTAGGTAACCACCATCTCTTACGGTGCATAGTGTATCTGTGGATTAAATATTCCATCAAAGCCATTACAAACATCCATACTGCTAGCCAAGCAGAAAATTCAAGCATTTATTCCCCTTCGATTAAGGTGTCTGGCGTTAAAAACGGTTGGTCTACAGCACCGTCTTCGTATTTATGGTATTCCGACAAACGTTCTTTCTCTTTTTCCATAGCTAATCGCATCTTTTCCATGTCAATGCCTATTTGAAGACGAAAAGATTCATCTGTTGCGATTTGTTTCACTAATGAAGCAAAAGTTTGCTTACTGTCTTCAATCGCTTTGATACGTTGCTCTCTGGTGCCCTTGAGATCCTTCAGCATCGTCGCCTTACGAGCTTGGAGATCTTTATAGTCTTTGGATAGGGTTTCCTGAGAGGCTCTTAAAACGGCTACCTGACGCTCCAGTTGTATAATATATTCCATGTCTCTTTGATCCTTGTCCACCGCCTTTTCTTCTCGCACCAATGCTTCATATGTAGAAATCTGCCCCTGATTGTCTTGTTGGCTCTTTAAGATACGATTCATAAGAATTTCGAGTTTGATAGTGTCAATTATTTGCATCTCTTCTGTATGGAACACATCATCTTTAAATTGGCTCCACATTTTCTTGAAATGGAACTCAAACATTTCTAGCTCTTCAGGATTAAACTGGTGAATTAACTCTCTATAGTATGGTTTAGACTTAAGTTCATTAGCTACAGCAGCTTCCTTTTTTTGCTTCGCAGAGAAACCAATTTTTTCACCTATCCAATCACGGATGCTATTTGGATCTCTATCCAATTCTGATGCTATATCGTCTGGAGAAAGAACCTCGGCATTCGCCTCGATAAATGCCATCTCCTCTTTAGATAGTCTACCCTTCTTCATCATACTCTCCGTTGATAATTTTTTCTATAGCTTCAATAATAATAGCCTTACGGCCTTTTGGCAAAGAAGCGTTTGATTGAAGTTTGAGATAGTCACGTCGTAAATGTGCTGGTAGTTTATGATCAATTAGGGTGAGCATTTCATTTATTTGAGCGTCATTATGTGTGTGGTCTGTAGTACAGATATTATATAGAGCATCAATGTCTATGGGTTCTAGGAGTTTTCTCTTTTGGTCTTGTATTTTCTGTGCTGCGGTGCCATAGTCTAGTCTGTAATAATTATCTCGTTTAAAAGTCTTTAATCTATTACTGATATGAGTGTACATGAAGTTTTCTAGGGGGCGAGTAGGGTCATATTTCTTAAGTCCTGAAACTCCAATTAAAAAGGCTTCCTGTTCTATATCTTCTACGTCATATGAGGCAAAGACATATTTAGGGGCCAATCTCTTAGAAATTTTCATGATTGTGGCTATGGCCTCATCTTTATCTACTCCTTCTGGGAAATCCATTAAAATCTAAACCTTTCTTTTGGTTCATCTCTGTCCATCAAGTTAATCGTCTCTAATTCCTGCTCTCTGTAGCGTTGTTTGGCGATAATCTTGTCTTCCTTCTTTCGCTCTTCTTCTTCAGCAATAAGATCAGCTAGGGACTTTACTGGGTCGGTTATCTCTTGGGCGAGTTCTTCTTCTATCTCTCTTTTTAGTTGCTCGCTGGATTTAGCGGTCAATAAAGATTCGATTTGTTTTCTGTTTGGTTTTTTCTTTTTGGGCATTTTTATTATCCTCCTACCGGTATTATAATGTTGGGCGGAGAAATATACACAATTTAGTAACGAAATGCACAATATAGGGGCCAATCGGTGCGGTTTAGGTAAGACATTTACAGATATTTTTGGTCAATTTTGTTTGAACCACCCCAGTCTTTCGTCAATAGGGGAGAGTAAAAAAAAACGAACAGAAAAATACCCCCTTTTTTTGACAATTTTCTGTGATTTGCTGTTTTTACCCTTGACTTTTTGACGATACTATGTATAATAAGAGAATAAGAAGTTAAGAACAAAAGTTAAAAGTTTTTTAAAATAAATTTAAGTTTACTGTTGACACAAGACGATAACTATAGTATACTTAAGACATAACAATCAAACAACGTTCTCGAAAGGAACACAACATGACTCGCAACGAAGCTAAACTAGAACTGTTCAAAGTAAATCGCAACATCGAAAAAAAGGTTGCTGAACACGCTAACGAATTAGGACAGTTCAATAAGAACTGCGTATTCAATGAACTGCAACGGTTATGGGATAGGAAAAAAACTTTAACAAATATCATCAATGGTTAAAGATTCCCCTTGACAATAGCCGATATACAATATATACTTAAGACATAAGAAGTTAACACAAACAAAAGGTAATAAGATGTTACGCGAAAGAAACTCAATCAAAGATGTTATTATTAACTGGGTTATTATGTTGGTGGTTATCTCACCAATGGCTGTGCTTGGTATGCTTGGCTACTTGTATGGTATGCTTTGGCTACTTGGAGCTATCTAAAAAAACTTTGTAAAAAGTTAAAGATTGCTCTTGACAAATGACGATACTTAGTATATACTACTAGTATAACAATTAAACAAAAGTTCTTGAAAGGAACACAACATGACTAAAGCACAGGCTCAAATCGAACTTACTAAAACTGATAAAGCAATCGAAGATAAGATTGTTGAACACAAGAATGAATTGGGCGATTGGAATAAGTCAATCGTTCAAGGTGAACTTGAACACTTATGGAAAGTAAAGAATGCTTTACTTCGTATCATACACAGTGATGATAGTATCGTATTTATCTTTAACTAACTAACTAACTAAACAACATTCCAACGAAAGGGAATACATGACTAAACACTTTGACGTTACAATCGTTTGTCCAATCAGAGGCAATGAAGTTACACACAAGCACGTAAGCCGCGACAGCTTGCGTCAGAATGATAGCGGTGAAACAGTGTTCCGCTATAACGATTTCCATGATAGCTGTGAGGTTATCAGTGTGGTGGAAGTACCACAATCTAAGATGGATGCGATGGCTCGGTACTTCGAGAAGTACGGCACAGCTAATGAGTAGGCTTGTCTTAGCCTATCTAACACGAGTGTCTAGGCTATTTAGGGAGCGAGTGACTAGGCCACATGGTGTGTCACAGCCTAAGAAACCTGATAGGGGCTATGGGGGTATGTATACACAGCAAAATTGTGCCCCGCCCGCAAAAAAAAATCTTGTCTTTTTTATAAAAAATTGCTCAATCGGCCTTGACAGGTTAAAGGTTTTATGGTATAATGTCGATATAATTAATAAGGAAATAACAATCGGCAATAAAAAATAAATTAAAAAAACTTTAAGAATAATTAAAGAATACCCTTGACAAAAGCCGATAAGTATAGTATAATGAAAAGCACAACGAAAGGAAATAAAATGACTCTTACAAAACAAAACGCTAAACTAGAACTGTTCAAAATTGACCGACGAATCGAAAAAACTTTGATTCGTTACAATAAGGAATTAGGACAGTGGAATAAAAACTGTCTAATGAATGACCTGCAACGATTGTGGGGCAGAAAAAAAACCTTACAAAATACCATAAATAAATAAAGATTGGGCTTGACAAAAGCCGATTTATATGGTATACTTAAAATATAACACAAAGGAAATAAAATGTTACTACGCGGAATGAAACCCTACGAGATCCGAATGATCAAAGACACCCCAACCGGTATGCGGTACTTGGTGCGTCATAACACCTACGGCAAATACATCATTTGCAGTAGTGTCAACGAAGCTGGCAACTGCATCAGCAATCCAGAGACAACCGGCCAATATGACTACGTTATGAAAAAGTGGAAAAAAATTGTAGGAAAGTACGTTCCAGTGACCTAACGTGTCACGACCATAGACGATAATAATAATATGACAAACACAACACAAAAGAAAGGAATTGTTATGATTGATTTAGGAACTATGAATGGCTGGAAAGAACAGCCAAAAGAATACACTAGGCACTTGGCCGAGTGTGGTACTGAACGTGAGACTATCATGAGCAGTACTGTGAACGGTGTCATTACTCGTACGCCGGAAATTGTAAGAGATTACAATATGACTCGTACCAATCTTGGTACGTGTTACAATCAACACACTTGTAACGAGTGCGGTATCACCTACCGAGTTGATTCAGGTGGTTAAGGGTTTAACCCGCAAGCCTTGCCCTAGTCGCAAGCATAGCCCGCCGGTTAAGGCTATTCAAGATTCCGGTTTTTCTTTTAACTTGAAAGGTTTTAATATGTTCTCTCACAATCCTAGAATCACTTGCACCGATGGCTTCAACATTAGCGTACAGGCTCACGAAGGTGCATACTCACAGCGTAACACCGATGGCGTACCTGTTACGGTAGAGTGTGGCTTTCCATCTACTACGCCCAAGACAGCAGAGCTACGCAGCTATGCAGAATGCTTTGGCGATCACGACTACACCGAAACCGTTTATGGTTGGGTGCCGGTTGAAGTAGTACAGGCAGAGCTTGACGCTCACGGCGGTATCCTTGACGGATGCCTGCCGTCGTAGCCTAAGAATTCCGACATAGCTCAGGCCCTCTTATAGGGGGCTTGACAAAATTGTGCCCCGCCCGCAAAAATTTTTTTGCTGTTTTTTTGATTTTTTCTCAAGATCGCTATTGACTTGTGCCGATATATATTATATAAAGGAGGAAGTTGATATGACGTTTTTTGTTTTACTGTTGATGGCTTGTTTTGTTGGTTTTTTGGGTGCAGAAGTTTTACAATAATTTTTTGAAATTCTTTTGTTTTACCCTTGACAAGATTAACTTTTTGTGGTATAATGTAGACATGATCGCAACACGATTGAACGTGACGGTCAACGCTCAGTGTCGCTTGTGCGGCGAGTGTCAAAAGATTAGCTTCAATGCTAACGATTGGCAACGCTGGCAAGAGGGCGAGTTAATTCAGGCGGCTATGCCGTACCTGAGTGCAGAGGATCGAGAGATGTTAATCTCCGAAACCTGCGATACTTGCTTCGACGCTATGTTTCCTGAAGAGGAATAGTTGATCGCACCGTCCCCCTTCGGGGGTGTGGAGTTTGGTAAGCTCTGTCGAAATCACTCAATTACCAAAAACTTTGATTTTTTTCTAAAGAACCCCTTGACATTCTGCCGATATTATGTATAATGGGGTTATACAAAACACATCACTTTTTGAAAGGTTTTTCTATGTTCTCTAAATTTGACACTTCTATCCAGTCCGACGAACTTGCTTCCTACGAGCCTACACAGGCCGATTGGGAGGAGTACTCCGCTTGGCTTGAGGAGCAAGAGGCTGCGGAGCCTGAGCTTGAGCCTTCGGACTTCGATCCGCATCGTGACTTCTATGCGGAGATGGATGAAGATCCGAGTCTGTACCCACAGGAGCCGTGGGACGACGATTACACGGACTACGATCCGGTGGATATGTACGCCGCCGAATGGGAAAACTACGCTTTGAGGGATTGGGACTGATGAGCAGCGAAATGATTACCTTTTGGGAATGGGCGACGGTTGCCGCCGTCACCTTTCCCGTTTTACTTGGCTTGTTTGATGAGTGGATTCATGAACGATCACGACGAAAATTTTCAACCCGAAGATGACGGTTCCTTGCAGTACTGGATGTGGTGCGAGGAGGAGATGGAGCTAGAGGATGATTTGTTCATCGTCCTAGATGAAAGCGACATCTGTCCCAAGTGCGGCAAGCAAGGCGGAGAGTACACGCCGACATTAGACGAGTGTGCTTTCTGCTAACCTCCCCCTTCTAGGGGGCTTGACAAAATTGCGGGCGGCCCGCAAAAAGTTTTTCCCTTTTTTTTGAAAAAATCAGTCGGCAGTGACCTAACGTGTCACACCCATGTGCGATAATATATATATAGCAGGAAAGGATAAGACATGCTAAACAATAAAAAAATAGCGATAGCCAAACACAACGCGAGTCTCAAGCGGCACGCGGATATATTCACGGGATGCCTTGCAAAGGGTACTCTCAAACAGACACACAAAAAACTAGCACAATCTAAATTTGCAAAGGTGAAGAAATGAGTTTATTTGAAAATGATGAGTTTATGATGTTCGTGGTCGTTCCGGCGTTGCTTTTGCCAGTCGGCTGGGCTGTTTCAAAAATACTAAAAATTTATGAAAATTAGTTAAGATACCCCTTGACAAATGCCGATGATTATGGTATACTCTTAGTATAACAATTAATGAAAGGTTTAATTATGGTTACAGTTTGCATTTGCTTCATGGGTGGTTTCCTCGGTGGTTTGTTCATATGGAACGACATAGAAAAAAGATTGGAAAAAATTGAAAAAGAGTTTAAGACCTCTTGACAAATGTGCCGATATATATTATAATGGGAAGCATAACACAAAGGAAATTGATTATGAAAAGCGTTGAAGAAATGTTGAAAGAGTTGGAAGTCGCTACTCAGGAAATGATTGTCGTGCCTAATGAGTGGCTTCCCAAAAAGTTCCATGATGATGTTCGTGGTGGTCGCACGCTTGCACGATTAAATGAGATGTGCGAAGATGAAGCGGATACGGAAACCGCACACCAAAAACTTAAAGCGTTAAAGGCTCGTAATATTGAACGATTACGCAAACAGGTTAATGGTCGTGATATTGATTGTGAATTAGACTATAGCGAAAACGAGAAGGATGAAATCCAGCTTCATAAAAATATGATGGCTTTCGTTGGCGGTATGGTTAATAGTGGTATGATTGACGCTGATGACTTGGAGGAAGAATAAGATGCACGATGATTATAGTCCTGTTTATGGTATGGGCGTGATGATGGTTACGCTTGCAAGAATTCTAAAACCTCAAGAAGAATGGGAAGGTAAAAGTTCTGGGCCGATTAGCTCTATGAAGGTTGCCGTGCCTAGTGAGGTTATGGAAGAAACCGCAGCGAGTGGAAATTTAGAATTGTTAGACCTATGGGTTGAAGATGAATTTGGTTTTCCGTGGTTGTTGAATCACGCCGGACAGATGACCTTTATGACAGTTGAAGATTATAAGGAATGGAAAAATGAAATATAATAAAGAGCAGATGAATGCGTTATGGTTTTGTTTGTTGGCTTTCGTTGCCGGTTGTATAGTGTCGGGGTTAATATGAGAATGAGAAAAGCACACGCAGTAGAATTATCACGTTACTATCAACGATTAGAAAATATTGAAAAAAGGAGATTGGAAAATGAACGACAGACTAAAATCAGTTTTATGGTTCGTCTTATCCGCCGGTTGGGTTTGGTTCGCCGTGAACGTAATTAGCTCCTATCGGTAGCCAGTCAAAAAATGGGGGCTGCCCGCAATTTGCTGTAAACCCTTGCTATTAAAGGACTTACGACGCAAAGAATTTTTCTTTTTTTTAGAGAATTTTGTAAAGATACCCTTGACATTTGGCCGATATATATTATAATGGAGGAGTAAGTCAGCTACAACCCAGTTGGAACTACGCCGCTGGAATTGGTTCCTCGAAAGAGGCGTCTTACACAGAGACAACATCACAACCCCTTTAAGGCCTTTGTAGCCATTACGTAAGGACAGGATCGGTAAGACGATTTAGGGGTGCATCGAGGCGTAAGTCAACTCCGGTTCCTAGTGAACTTAAAAAGGGACGCAGCAAACTACGGTGCAGATGGAATGGCCTGCCATCGTGATGCTTGTCTTATCCTATCTCTCCCGAGAACCGCCAGATATAGACCAGTCAGCCAAAGTCAGCAAAAAATTCAAAAAAGATTAAAGAAAAGACTTGACAACGACGATATATATAGTATAATAAGAGTATGAGAAACAACAAGAAAACAATAACGCTCAAGATTAAGGTCGGGAAACCGTCAGTCGGCCATCAGGCCAACACGCATCAAGTGCATGACAACCGGCCTAAGCGAATCCGTACACGCCAAGCACAACGTCGTGCGTGGCAAGCAGATGTTTAACATTGAAAGGTAGAAAGTTATGAGTTTAACATTCCTCAAAGACAAAGAAACTAAAAGTAAAATTCGTTATGCGGCAAGCGTAGGTGCTGCTCAACAGGGAGTAGCAGGTTCTCTGTATATCGACAAAGATTCAGAACTTGCAAAAGAATCTAAAATTATTCTGGAAATTGCTAAAGAAACCGCTTGACATTGACGATAATTATAGTATAATGGTAGTGTAACACGACACGGAACTGGAACTCACCCGCCCGTCTTGAGGCGAATAATATCAAGCAAGTGAGTTAGGGTTAAGAGCCACTGCATCCGCAACATTTTTGAAAGGAGAAGTCTTATGAAGATTTCACAAACAGTAGATTTTGGACAGATCTCACACAGCTATGTTTCCACTTGGAAGTCCGACAACGAAGTAGAGCTTTACGCAGGAGAAGACAAGGTTGTCTTCACGATGTCAGAGGAAGTCATGAAACAGCTTCACAAGAAGTTGGGCGATAAGCTGACAGAACTTGCGGCTTCACGAGTCGAGGAAGCTCATAAACTTGCACAAGAGGAGTCATCAGAAGATGAGTAGTAGTCAAAAGCCGATTGTGGGAATCGGTACTAAATTTCCCGCTGGAACGGTTGTTGCCATAAAGAGCGACCATGTTTTGATCGACACTGCGGAAGGTGTCAAACAGTTTTCTTTTTCACAAGTAGAAAGGTTTATCAATGTTGAACGATCTCTATAGTAAGCGTAACGAACGCAAAGTTTCTTTCCTCTATCCTGTAGGAGGAAAAAAGAATGTCCTGCGAAAAGTTGAGGGCAAAAAGCTCGCCAGCTTTACAGGGCCGAGTGGACGGGGTATCACCGTTCAGGAAAATAATGGGCAAATTCGCTCATTGTCCATTGCAAAGTGTGTGGCTTCACTCTAAACAAAGCTAACCTTTCGTGTTGTGGGGGATCGGGGCAGCAATGCCCCTTTCCCTTTTTCACGATTTTTTTAAGGTTTTGGGGTTGACAAAGCAGGTTTTGTGGGCGGGCCGCAAAATTTTTTTTTGCTTTTTTTTGAGAAAATACTGAAGTTCCCCTTGACAAATAGCCGATATAATATATAATGGAAGTGTTCGGGAAGTGGTCTTGTAGGATGAGACACTGACAGGATTGACAACGAGTAAAGGCTATCGGACGCGATGGGCGAGAAAGTTGCGGGGTTGCTCAGACCTAATCCGACTCAGTGCCTACATGTGTGGGGTTCGATTCCCCACCCCGTCCGCCATACAAAAAAACGGAAAAAAGTTAAAGATTACCTCTTGACATTCCGATAATATATAGTATAATAGAGAAGTATCACACAACACACGGAGCGAATCACAATGCTAAAATTCTCAAATGCCAATGCTAAAATCGAAGCACTAAAACAAGTTTCCGAACTATCGGAATATTTGACCGACAAGAAAAAAGTTTATTCTCTTGACCTTCTCAGTGGCTTCTCTTGCCCCTTTGCCAAACAATGCCTATCAAAGGCAGTAGTCCAACCGAACGGCAAACGTAAAATCAAAGACGGAAAAGATACAGAGTTCCGTTGCTTCTCAGCTTCTCAGGAAGTACAGTATAACGGCGTTTACAATTTACGCAAGCATAATTTTGACGTGTTGCGTAAACTATCATGCGGTGAGATGGTTGACGTTATCAATCAATCATTACCCGCCAATGCCGGTATTGTTCGGATTCATGTTGCGGGTGATTTCTTCAATCAGCAGTACATGGAAGCGTGGTATACAATCGCCCTACTCAATCCTAATACGCTATTCTACGCCTATACCAAATCGCTAAGGTTCTGGCTTGCAATCAACGAGTTTCCTGTTTTGCATAACTTTGTTTTAACTGCTTCATACGGTGGAACACATGACCACTTAATCGAAGAGTTTGATTTACGTTCAAGCAAGGTAGTATATAGCGAAGCGGAAGCGGTAGCGTTAGGGTTAGACATCGACCATGATGATAGTCACGCAGCCCGTCCATCATTACGAAACAACGATTTTGCTTTATTGCTTCATGGCACACAGCCAAAAGATTCAAGAGCAGCGGAAGCGTTAAAGGTTCTCAAACGAGATAAGGTTAAACATTCCTATAGCAGAAAGGTGAAGATGAGTTGATATATTTATATCTATTTCTAATAGCAGCGTTATTTAGTGGTTTAAGTTTTTTAATTGCAGGAGCGAATCAAAGATGAAAAGTTTAGTTTTATTTAGTTACAAACAGCCGGTTGATGGTGCAAAGTTTCGTTGGGGTGTTTTACAATCCCGACGCAATACCAACAAGCACCCGCTCAGTTGGGAAACCATCACGGGAGCATACCGCAAGCATGACCCCGAGTTCAAACGGTCGAGAGACCTTGACACGGTGCAAACCCGTGACGGTATGAAGGCGTTCTACAAAGAGCGTCAGAATTGGGGAATCAAAATCCCGTTTGTGGGTTCTCTGGTTTCGCCGTTCCTACCGGCTTAGTCATTCGTGTTGTGTGTGCCGGTTGACCCCTCCGGGGGTCGCCGGTTTTTTATAGGTGTTGGTTATGTCTTTAGAATATAAAATATTATTATGGAATCTTATTTGCGTGCCGGTTTTGGTTTTGTGTATTGAGATTGTATTGTTCGTTTTATAAAATTTTGGGGGCGGGGTGCAAAAGTCGTGCCAAAACTTTTTAGATTAATCCGGCAAAAAACATGGTTTTATGTGAAGATTTTATTTGACAATGACGATATATATATTATAATGGTAGTATAACACGAAAGGAAAAGTTATGAAGAAACCACGCACACAAAAGAGCTTTGAGATTGCAGAGCATATCGACACCACAAAGAAGGTGCGAGTATATCGTAATCTGCATCGGGATTGCTACAGTGTAAAGCAAGGCGGCATCGTTCGCTGTCATGCAGAAAATGTTACATTAAGAAGTTGTCAATTCATTGTGTCCAAGGCTGGACAAAGGAGAGTCAGGGATGAACAGAAGAAGAACGTACATGCGTTTGTTGAGGGCTATGTGGTTGATACTCGTACGACCGACCAAAAGGTTGACGGTCATCTCACTGATCAGCAAATCGAAAACGGTGAAACACGATGGGAGCAAGTCTACTACAACCCATACACCTGCGACACCTTCATCAAGCAGTATGACGCAAGCCCAATAGAGAACGCTGACTATGCCGACTTGTCAATCCTTGACAATAGGGTGTTGGCCTTCAGTCACAAACCACCATTTTTTCATTAGGGGATTATCATGGACGAAGTAGGAAGTATTACTAGATTTAATAGCTTTGTAAAAAAAATGATTCGTCAAGAAGGCACCTGTAAATTAGCGGAGCAAACGAACGACCGCATCGCCTGTTTTGAAGTTGCTTCTGCCGGTGGGGTAAAGGGCTTTGTAGGATGGTGGGAAGATGACCATTCACAAATGACCTATGCCGCTACACCTTACGAGGTATATTGCACGATGCCTCACGAGGACTAGTATTCCTTTCAAGAGATGCCGGTTGACCTTTATGTTGGTTGCCTGCCCGTCGCTTACGCTAACAGCGGTAAACTGTAAGGTGAGAGAGGGCGGCGGGATAACAGGAGATAAATGATCTCTCATCGCCAACATGAGGGTCGCCGGTTGACCTTGGAAATATTTTGGGGGCTGCCCGCAAAATCCGGTTTGTCAATAGGAAAAATCTACAATCGGCCAAAAAAGTCCAAAATAAAAAAAGTCCAAAAAAGATTAAAGAATCGCTTGACATCTAGCCGATATATAGTATAATGAGAGTGTAAGATTTAGTTTCACAATTTTGAAAGGGTTTACTATGAGTAACATTCAAGCACAAGACGTTTCCGCTTCCGTTCGTTCTGACTTCAATTTCGACGTTGAAAAATATCCGCTATCCGCCGTCATGGGTACGGAGGTTTTGCCAACCGATCAGTACGGTTTGTTCCGTTCTGATACGGGTTATCTCAAGGGCGTGAAATCCGTTTCACCTCGCTACGTTCCCCATACGACTGATGACGTTTGTGCGTTAGTCGATGCCGCTGGCGAAGCGTTTGACGGTGAGATCGCTTGCAATACTCACTTCCGAAATGGGCATTACGTTTCTATTCAACCGACCGCTGAACAGCGACGGTCGATCTATAAGGATCGTGATACGGATAACGTATGGCCTCGCGTGATGATTAACGCCGGTTATGATGGTAAAGCGTTTACCGCTACTATGGGCTATTTCCGTGATGCGTGTAGCAATCTTGCTATGATGCGTATGGTCAACGGTACAACCGTTTCCATTCGTCACACTTCCGGCTTGCGTTCCAACATGGACGAATTAATCGCTACGTTTGAGACTCTCAAAAATAGCTGGTCAACTCTGACCGACGTTATTGACCGTCTCGAATCCACTGAGGTTCGCATGACTGATTTTCTTAATCAGATTTACGGTCAACCAAGTCCAGAACAGCTTGCGTTAGCCGCAACTGGTCAAGCAGTACGGGCGGTGACGACTCACCAAAATCGTACTGAGGCAATCTGGAAGCGTCTCAATAAAGAGCGTAACATCACTGGCCGTCCTGCTATGGTTGAAACTGTTTCCGCTTGGGAAGCGTATAACGCCATTCAGGGATTTGTCCAGCATGATGCACAAGCCAAAGAAGGTTTCAAGGGTGACTTTGATAGAATCCTTCGGGCTTCTAATTCCAAAGAAGTGCGGGACGCTGAAAGGCTCGCACTGGAATTGGCCGCTTAATCAGTACCCCTTTCGAGATCCCTGCCGGTGGACTTGTCTACCGGTGGGGTTTTTTATTTATGGGGTGAAATATGTTTTTTCTTCTACTTTTTATTGTCGCTCTTTTTATTGGTATTTTTTCTGAAGTTTTTAGGGAATAGGGGTTGACAAACCCGCAAATGCGGGCGGCCTACAAAATTGTCCCCCGCAAACAACGTGCCAATATTTTTTCGCTTTTACCGCCGCAACTTCCCCCTCCGTCATCCTCCCTGTTCTTGTCTCTTCCCTTCTTTTCAGAGCAGTTAGGTATTGCCTTAGAGTCAGCCACTTCCTAGAGTCAGCCAATTTGTCGTGCCTAAATAATAAAGAGTCGCACCCCATAAGCACCAGTCAGCCAATTTTGGATTTTTATTAAAGTTAAGGGTTGACAAATGACGATGTATATAGTATAATTAACATATAAACCAACCACACTTAGGAGTATGATATGGTATATGAAAACCAACCACCACCATCACACAATTATGTTTATGTAGTATTAAATAAGAATGATGATCTAGTAGAGATTTATTACGAACAATCTGATGCTGAAGATTTAGTTAATACTCTTGGCGAAGATCACTACTGGATAGAAACTACTGTTAAAGGCTAATGGCCTCGAATAGCCCTGCATCCTCTGATGTATGGGCTTTCTTTATGTACATATATAATTACTATATATTGTCATATCTAATGTCTCCCGACTCGCCCCAATGCTGGTAGTCAGCGACTTTGGTAAGTATGTCGTATCTTATCTATAAAGAGTCGGGCCATGAGAGACAGTCAGCGACTTTGGTATCATTGTCGTACCTTATACTCTAAGAGTCGTGCCATTGAGTGGAGTCAGCCATTTTGAGATTTATAGCAGATGGTGTCCCCACATAAAGTAAAAGAGTAAGAGAAGTTGGCATATACCTAATGCAACTATACAAAGATATGATTTAATTTTGTTTTCCTGATATATAGATAATATGATACAGGCAATAAACCATAGGCACATCATTTTAACTGTCATGAATAGAGCGACAGAACCAGAGTCAATATTGATTAAAAAAGAACCAAGAGGATTCCTTTCTTCTTCTAATATTGTTTGCTGTAATTTTATTGTGGCATAATGGTCTAGCATACTAACTAACCAAATCCAAATAAAACCTAATAATATAAATTTATCATACTTTACTGTTCTCATATCTGTTAGATATTTCTTTATTGAAGAAAATAACTTCATGTGTGCCGCCCCCCATAGAATTTATCTTGCTATGAAGGACTATACACATTATCTATTCATTCAATATCAACGTCATGTATCTCAGATAGAATTTGCTCATGAAGATTTAATGTTCCATCTGCTCCCCTATGAGTCCAATAATGTTCAATTAGTAACTTTACAATATAACTTATTACTTGTTGGGCGATGAATACCCAGACAAAAGTTGGAATAAAAAATTTACTTTTTCTATCTTTTAGTTTTATCTTCTCAAGTATATAATACTTTAAGTCTATTCTACATTCGACCTGAGTATCTATTTCTTTGTTACGCTTAAATGGAGGATCATCAAACCATCCCTGTGCAATTTCTAATACCGCACTTGATAATCTCTTACTCTCGTTTCCCATCATTCTAGAATCACACTTCTTATGAATTTTGGGCAGGAAAAGTTCGGAATCTATTTGTATTGGCATTTTAATTTACCTTTTGGGGTTTGAGTAGGACAATTAGTCTAACCTAAACTTTAATTTATATTTAATATTCTTGCTTTAAGGCCGTAAGGCCATTGAACCCGTTGGATATACACCTTATATTATCTAAAAATGTCCCAAATGGCTCAACAAAGATTTAACTTCTTCCCTTTTTGTCCCATTATATTATCTTTTAGACACAACTTTGTGGGGAAATGACCCATTAATTACTTATTGCGGGTATACGAGGTTAAACTCTAAATTCTATATCGGTAAATGTCCTATCTAAACTTGATTGTTTTTGTATGTGTTGTTATATATATATTGTATAGTATTAAAAGGTATTTGTCAAGTAAAACCCCATATTTTTAAGGTTATTTCTTAATGTAATGTCTTACCTATTTGGTGCTGTTATATATTACTAAAAGGTTCAAAATACTGTGCAATATGAGTCCCTTAGAGTCTATTATACAATGAAATAAAAACCCCTATTCTAAACAAAAAAGGAGAAAAAAGTTTTTTATGGAGAAAAAAGATAAAAAAAAGAAAGAGGTTCTTATCTGTATAGACTGTGATGAGAAAACGACTGACTATTACAAAATTTCTACTAATAAAGGCCATATAGTTAAGTGTGCCAAGTGCTATGAGCTATGGATGACCAGACTCGTAAGATCAAATAGTATGCTTCCAAATCCACATTCAAGGAATACGAACTTAAACTACTACGACGAGTAATGTGTATAAATATTGTCCTGATATTTTACACGGAGCGAGGCTATGAAAGGTTTTTTATTTTGTGTTGGTTTTTTAATGTTCTGTTCCTTAACTAATATACAGAACCACAGAGAAGTTACTGTAATTAAATTGGAGGCATCTCAAGACGAGAGCAAAAAAACACGGCTTCTATATTTTGGGGCAACTTGGTGTACTCCTTGTAAGATAACAAAGAGGAATCTTCAGAGCAAGGAAGTTAAGGCAGAACTTAGCAGATTTGATGTAGTGTATTATGATGTAGATGAAGATAAAAAAGAAAAGGAAAAATATAAGATAAAATATATTCCTACAATTATATTTGAAAAAGATGAGAAAGTTACGGATCGGTATACTGGAGGGCAAAGCAAAGAACAACTATTGAAAATCCTAAAAAAACACTAAACTTCCCATTGACAATAGACGAAACATAGTTTATAATCAGTATCGGTTTACTTTTTAACAAGGAGTTATCGGATGCCTAAAATCACAAAAGAGTACGAAATGGAACAGATCGACCTAGCAATTCGTTATTTTGAAAGGGTTATGAATGACGCTTTTGCCAAGTCTGAAGCGGAGGAGGCAGAAAAACAGATTATACGGTTAAATAGTAGATACAAGGAATTATTGGGTGAAGAAGCGTGAAAATAAGGATATAATTCGTTCTCTCCAAATAGCACTAGACATGCTAGATAGATCGGAAGGAACGGCATTGTATGAGGTGCAAAAAAGAGTATGGGGATGGTCTGATAAGCAGTATAATCAAGCAATAGATGATCTTGCCTTGATAATGATGACGTTGCAGAAAATAGAGGATGCAAATGACGAAGCATGACATCTTTGTTTTATCGTTTTTTATAGTGGTTCAAATACCATTCTTATCAGCCATAGTATTATTCTTGACTTATGTTGCGATTTTTTCTTTTTTTTCTAAACTTTTGACTTGACATTGACGATATATACTATATAATTAAAGTATAACCGCCGACTAACACTTTTTGGAGAATGATATGGGTGCTGATTTTACGATGCAGAAGTTTCCCTCGTTTACTATGACTAGCGAGCGTGAGACAAAATTTAGAGAAACTATTGATAATATTTCGCAGGAGCAGTATGAGGAACTCCGTGAGGATTTATTTTTTGATGACGAAGATGAAAACTATATTAAGCAGTCCTTACTTGATTCGGTAGTGGAAGCCAACGGTTCCGCATATGGTAGAGAAGTAGCTCCAGATACAGCCTATACTCCCGAAGGAAAAGAGTACGAAATTCTTGTTACAGGAGGTATGAGTTGGGGTGACTCACCTACGGAAACATACGATATTTTCTGGAGAGCTTCTTACGTTGAAGAAATATGGGATTTAGCTATTGACTTTTCCATAGAGGATGTCGCCAAATTAAAAAAGGAAGTGGGATTAAACAATGTTTGAGGAAAAGATTAAACACGCTATGAGATTGAATCTCGAAACCATATCGGAAAACCCAGAGACAGAAGACTTTGATGATCTGGATAAGTTTGAGATGGCTAAAGATTGGACAGTAGAAGATATTTCTCTGGAGCTATCCAAGTATATTGATAGGGAGTTCTGGAGTAGGTTAGACAATACCTTTACGATTTAGAAAAATGTGCGAACCAGTAAGATATTACTACGGTCTAAGAGATGGTTATGATATAGGAGACATCATCACGGTTGGTGTTCATTCCTATGAGATAATTGAAATAGATCAAGTTAATCAGCTAATGTTAATCGAGGAGATCGAGTGTTAAATATAATTATAGGAGGATGGATAGCATCAGCCATTGTGGTTGGATATTTAGTCTTGTTCGCACCAATTTGCGAGGACTGTGATTGATGGAAAAGGCGTTTGTATTTGACTTTGACGATACACTTGCTAAAACCACATGCAAGATCAATGTATATGAGAGACATACGCCTCATGATAAACTCGTAGCTAAAATTACACCACAAGAATTTAATTCGTATAGACTAGGAGATTTTGAATACTTTAACTTTGATGAATTTAGAAATTCTGAGTTTATTAGAACTGCCAAGCCTACGTTCCTGATAGACCTCGCTAAAGAGGTACATGCGGAGGGACATAGTGTCTACATACTTACAGCTAGAGAGAATGATGTATCAGATTCGATCAATCTATGGTTAAGTGAGTATAATATAAAGACAAAGACAGTGTTCTGTGTTGGTGGAGATAAAGAAAGTATAGCAAAGAACAAAAGAAAAGTTTTACTTTCTATCATGGAATCTTATGACAAGATATATTACTACGATGACTGTGAAAGAAATATAGATTTAGCACCGACAGGAAAAAAAATAAAAAAATATAAAGTTTAGACTTGACAATACCGATAACTATGGTATAATCGAAGTATCGCCCAATCGACGGGCAAAACCAACCAACCACAGGAGATTAGGACATGAAACTTTACACAGAAGATCAAGACGTAGCAGTACACGGCGATTTCGAGACATCTGACTTTGCTATTGGCGACATTGCGTTTATCGTAGATATGTTCGCTGACAAGGTGTACTCTCACAAAGAGCGAGCGATTATCCGTGAGCTATCTTGCAATGCACATGACAGTCAGGTTATGGCTGGCACTACAGACATTCCGTTTGAAGTGCATCTACCCACACAGCTAGAGCCATACTTTTCCATTCGTGATTATGGCACTGGACTTACAGACGACGAGGTGCGTAACATCTTTGCTGGTATTGGTATCAGTACCAAGCGTGACAGCAACGAGGTCATTGGTTGCTTTGGCATTGGCAGTCTATCGCCCTACTCCATGACAGATAGTTTTACCGTAGAAAGTTATATCGACGGGACTTGTCGTACATACACCTGTTACCGTGACGAGGATCGAAAGCCAGTGGTTGCACTTCTGTCAGAGTGTGGTTGGGGTGGCGAGAATGGTCTAAAGGTCAGTCTCTCTGTACAGGGCAAGGTTTGGGAGTGGCAGGAAGAAGCGGCTAACGTGTTCCGGTTCTGGGAAGGTACTGTACCAAAAATCAACGATAAGAGTGTCATGGAAACCATCGAGGAAACCCGTGAGGAATATGCCTTCAAGGGTGATGACTTTGGCCTGACCGCTGGTTGGGGTAGCATGTACGCTCTCATGGGAAACATTGCCTACAAGATTCCCGATGAGCTAGATGAGTTCAACACTAAGGGATACCTAAAGTTTAATCTGGGTGAGTTGAGCTTCGACACAGCCCGTGAGAACCTTGCTATGGACGACAAGACCAAGCAGGCCATCAAGGATAAGTTCCAAGAAGTAAAAGATAAATTAGCAATCGAAGCGAGTCAGCAAATTGCAGAGTTGGACACTCCGTTCAAGCAGGCCGTTCTTGCTAACCGTCTACGTCAAGGTAATCTTGGCAAGCATGTCAAGGCAGACCTTGAGCAGTACGATCTGCCAGAGACAAGCAAAGAGTTCACCTACTTCCAGCGTAGCTGGCGTAGTACAGATAAGGCAACATCTCATCGTGTGCCTGTAGGTGAAAATATTCAATATTACCGCCACAAAGACCGTATGCAGACTCGTATCAGAGAGTACCTCAAAGACCAGAACAAGCTAACAATGGTCATCCTGACAGACCAGCAGATTAAAGAGTGCTTGATCGACGAGGATGTATTGCTAGACTTAGAGGACTTGCCAAAAGTTGTGCGTCAGAGTTACGCCAAAGCAGGTAGCACAGTCAAGACGTTTATGTTTGACCGCAACCACTCTGGCTGGACAGACAAAGACTACTTCGACGAGGCCGAGCTAAGTATTGATGGCGACGAGATAGTGTACGTCGAGATCAGCCGTTGGCAACCACAGGGCGGCAAGCGTGTGTACTACTCCAACAGAGACATTATGCGAGCATTGGATCGTCTGGAGAAGTGTGGCATCGACGTACCAAAAGTTGTTGCCCTGAAGTCAGCGTTTCTCAAGACCAAGCAGTTCAAGGACGGTAACTTCATCGACTTTGCAGATTACGTCGAGCGTGAGCTAATTGCACGTTCACCCAAGACCTACTACGACTACAATGTTCGTGAGTTTGGTGTATTCAAGAAGATGCACGAACACATGCAACATGACGACATCAGTGACATGGTGGCACTTGTAGAGGAACAAAGCAACAGTGAGATAGCTGACTGGGTATCTGCTCTCAACAAGGATCGTGTCGAGCCTCTAGCCGAGATGGAGAAGGACACCATGATTCAGGACATGATGGACGAGTTTTACGTCAAGTACGAGATGCTCACATTCCTGTCAGACTGGGAGATGACTTCAACTGATAAGGAATACCAAACAAAAATCGCAAACTACATTGGAGGATGTGTAAGAGATGCAGACCAAAACTAAAAGACGAAAAAAGAGACAACCAGAAATGCCAGAACCAGAACCTAAAAAACCACAAATTCCAGATAAAATATTAAGAGATTTTTTAGAGGAACAATGTAAATTAAGTACGCTAAAAGATATATCAATGATTCGTGCTGGATTTTTATGGCAGAAGGGTAACATTCAACGATATAGAATTAACGTGTGGCAAACAACGTATGAGATGGGGCAATTCTGTCCTAACACTAAGATTATACATTCATATTTTGTTTTCTACTATCCAGATGAACAGATGATTGTGAATAAGACAGAAGAACCTGTTGATAAACATAAAGATTTACTAGGAAGACTTAGGAAATAATTGAAAATTTATTAAAGCACCTCTTGACATTGGGTCGATAGATGTTATAATAAAAGGACAACCAACCAAACGAGGAGAATTAAAATGGGACTAGATCAATACGCAACAGCCCGCAAGGGCGAACCATCAAAGGACGAAGATGGCTACACTTACTACGAAGATAGCATGGAGTTAGCCTACTGGCGTAAGCATCCTAACCTGCAAGGGTGGATGGAAAACCTTTGGCATGAGAAGGGTTGTCCTGACGGCAATCCTGACACCACTAACACTGGGTTTGGTAGTGACTTCAACTGTGTTGACTTAGAGTTGACACTGAGTGACTTGGACTGTCTTGAGCAGAGTTTGGACGAGTCAGCACTACCAGAGACAGTAGGATTCTTCTTCGGTGCAAACTCTGACGATCACTACGCAGAGCAAGACCGTGAGTTTATCCGTGAGGCTCGTGCGGCAATCAAACAAGGTTACACAGTAGTTTATAATTCTTGGTGGTAAGGAGATTGAAGATGAGTAGTGTAGGAGAATACAAAACTGTTGAGGACGTTATCAGTGATCTAAACATAATGATCGTTGAAGCACCAATTCCAACCCATATCGCTATGATTTTAGCAAATGTTGTAGGAGAACTTGAAGATGAGTAGTACAGTAGTAATATATTTAGACTTTGAACGTGACGATATTGATGACATAGATGTATACGAATATCTAAACGAGCTAATGGAAAATGATAATTTAGATTGGGAGATTGGAGTTAGTCATGTCATATGAGAATAGAACATTAACTTTAAGCAAGCATGAGATGGTAGTGGACAGACATCACGAAATCACAGTAGTCATTGAAGGTGGCATGTGC